GCAGTACCAGATGAATGGGCAAAGAAAACTGCAAGAACATTTGAATTAATGACTGATCCTAACGGTGCTGGCATTAACACTACACATCAACGCAATTTTCTTAAAACACTAAAAGGTGACGTAGGAACAAAACACGCAGGAATACCTACAGTGCAAAGAGTTGGCTATGGCGGCGGAAGTACATATACACCTAACTGGTTAGAAGATGCCGGCATAGCAGGTTATGCAGGACTACAAGCATTTTTTGATAGTGCTGCTCAAAAGGATATGGTATGGTATAAAAATATCAACGGAAACAATCCTCCAACACAGCGTAGAGATATCGAAGAAATATTCGAACACATATTCCACACCATACACGCATTTGGTATTCCGGGTGCAGTGCCTGGCAGTTCAGACGCAGTAGAAATGAATCCAGATATTAGAATTGAAAATGAACCAGGTTTTGATTGGAAAAACACAGCACTACATTTAGCAATGAAAGAAGCAATTGACGCAGGGTTATATGATCCAAGTGGTTATGCTACTGATTGGAATACCGATCCAGAAGCGGCGGCAGTGGCATACACAGAATACACCTACTTGGTAAACTGGTCAATGTGGGATATGAGTGTATATTGGGACGGCAGCTCCCTTAGTCCTGAATGGGATGATAGTTTAAAGACACCAGCAGGTATGTTAGCAAACAACCCATTAGGTTATGCATTATTCAATACATATTTTGCTCCAGTATTAAGCAAACCAAACTTTGCTACAATAGAAAGTATCTTTGGCGAAAATGACACAGGCGTGTCAGGATATGTTGTTGATGTTGCAGGCGCAGGATCACCAGCTATACCAGAAGTACCTGGAACAATTATTGAGCGTGTATTAACAGCAGGATATAGTGAAGCATTTACTGTTGAAAAAAATGTGTTACAGTATAAAATGAAAGTATGGCAAACTCCGGTAGGAACACTATCCGGAACACGTTTGAAGGTATTCTTAAATAAAAGAGAACTTACGTTCTTAACTGATTGGACATTTGAAGGCGCTGAATCGTTTAATCCTGCAATTAGCCCAGACGCACAACCAGGTAGTACTGTTATTTTAAATAGAGGTGTTGCTGAAGCCGGTGATAAACTTGAAGTATTTGTTATGGACGATGGCGAATATAGATTTGGATATTTTGATACAGCTGACGAATTTATTGATACTACCGGCGGCGATAGTTCTGCTTCAATAATACATTTTGATAGGACCTTTGAAGAAGATAGTATTATAAGAGTATACCAATTTAGTAATCACGATGGTCAAGGTATTGAAAGAGAACAATATGACGTGGTACAGCGTACAGAAATGACATATCAGTCACAAGGGTATTATGATTATAGACAACTTAAAAGAGGTTTAATCAAATTAAGAAGCGAAGCTGTAGGTGTTGATTATGTTTGGGTATCGTTAAATGGCAAATGGTTAACACCAACTTCTGATTACATCCTTTTAGAAAATAAAAAATACATTGAATTTACTGGAACAGTAGACGACGGCGATGTTATTGAAATTATACACTTTAGTAATCCTCCAATTTCAAATAAGTTTGGTTGGAGACAGTTTAAAGATATGCTTAACAGAACGCACTATAAACGTCTAGCTAAAGAAGATCAGTATGTACTAGCAGAGCCTTTAAATATGCATGATAGAACAATTACTGTTGTTCAAAAAGAAGGTAATCTTCCTAGTCCAGATCCAAAGAGTAATATTCCAGGTGTTATCTTTATTGATGGAGAGCGCATTGAATTTTTTAGAAAAGAAGAAAATGTACTTAAACAATTACGTAGAGGCACATTAGGCACAGGTGTTAAAGATCTACATACTGCAGGCACTAGTTTTTACAATCAAAGTCAGGATAGTACTATACCTTATACTGATACTGAAGAAAATGTAGTAGCACTTTCCGGTGAATATAAGGATATGTCAATTGTATATCCTAATGATAGTATTGAAATGAGTGTATCAAGTATTGCTTATAACTTTAATAATAATACAGCATTTCCGTTAGGTGGCCAAATAGCAACAATAGACGGAGAAGGATTCCGCCCAGGAGTATCTGTATTAGTTCAAGATGTAGAATGTGAAACAACATATGTTAGTGCAACACAGTTAACATTTGTAACTCCAGCATTATCAGTTGGATCATATGACTTAGTAATTATTAATCCAAGAGAAATAGAACCAGTCTTTAGACCTTCAACTACATTAGTTGTGCCTAAGTATATTCCTTATGTACAAATACTATTACCGTATGCACCAAAGCCGGTTACATATTGGCCAGATGGTTCAGTCAAAGTGCAAAATCCAGCAGTTACAGATGATTGGTATACTACTGATTTTGACGAAGGCGGTATTCCAAGCGCAACTTATTGGGAAGCATTAGATATTGAAGTATTTGCAAACGGACGTAGATTGCGTAAAAACCCAATTGAGGTATATTCAGTAGATAACGGACAATTTAGTCCAGATGGCGATATCTACCTAGAAGCAGAATATGCTGTAAATAAAAACGTTGGAGCCTATGTACGCCTAACTACACCTCCACAACCAAATACTGTGCTAACTATAGTTAGAAAGCAAGGATTAATTTGGAATGAAGTAACAGATGAAACAACAGGCGACTATAAACCACTAGGTCAGTCTAATACAAAAGTAGCAACTTTCTTACGTGGAAAGAGTATTGATCTACCGCGATAAATACAATGACAGGAAATAAAAATGACAGATAAATTTTTAGATAAACAGGGTATATTCTTAGAAGGACATGTAAAAATACATGATCCAAAATCTGGGGAAGTACTACTTAATAAACGTAATGCAATACATTATGAGAATATGAGTATTGCCCTTGCAGAAAGTTTAAGTAATGCAGGCCAAGGTTGGGTGCATGAAATGAGCTTCGGCAATGGCGGAACTAGCTTAGACCCAACTGGTATTATTACATATCTAACACCAAATAGTACAGGAACTAATGCAAGTTTATACAATCAAACATTCCAAAAAGTTGTTGATGATAGAAGCGTTAATAACACAGATCCTGCTCGTAATAAGATAGATATTAGACATGTTAGCGGTACTAACTACACTGATATTTTAGTTACTTGTTTATTAGATTACGGTGAACCAAATGGTCAGGATGCATTTGATACAGCAAGTAATACTGAAAGTTTATATGTATTTGATGAATTAGGATTAAGAGGATACAATCCAGACGGAACTGGTAGATTATTAACACATGTTATTTTTCATCCAATACAAAAATCGTTAAACAGACTTGTTCAAATCGATTACACTGTAAGAGTACAAAGTTTAACAGGGTTTAACGAGGGGTAATAAATGTCATACACTATTAATTATACTGATGTTGCAAATAAAGGTACTATTACAGTTCAAGATAGCACTATCAATAGAGAAACAACACTGGGCTTTCCAGGAAGAAATTCTACAGCGTACGGTGCAACAATTGCAGAAAACTTTTTACATTTATTAGAAAGTTTTGCTTCAAACAATCCACCAAGTAGTCCTGTTGAAGGGCAACTTTGGTATGATAACACATTAACTGAAGAAAAGTTAATGGTGTATAATGATACAAATTGGGTTCCAGCAAGTGGAATTTCAAAATCAATTAATACTCCGGCTATTGCACAACTTGGCGACCTATGGGTAGATACAGACAACCAACAACTATATTTGTTTACAGGTGGTGGTTGGGTACTAATAGGACCTAGTTTCTCAGATGGCCTAGCAACAGGCGCAAAAGCTGATCAAATTATTGGTCAGGATAATATATCATACAATATTTTAAGAATTGAAGTATCGGGTCAAACTATTGGTATTATCAGTGGTTCGTCAACACCGTTTATTCCAAAGACAACTATTGCTGGATTTGCAGCAATCAATCCTGGATTTAACTTAATTAACAAAGACACTGACAATGATGGCTTAACTAACTTTAAGTTCTTTGGTACAGCAGAAAAAGCAGAAAACTTAATTGTTAATAACGAAATTGTAGCAGCAGGAAACTTTTTAAGAGGTAATACTACAAGTACTTCAACGTTTCCACTAAACATTCAAAACAATCAAGGTATCAATTATGGTGTAAACGCCGAACTTACAGTAGGTGTTGAAGGCAATGCTGGTGTAATTCAACACAATATTGGTGGCTCAAACATTGATATGCGTGTTAGAAATAACGATGTAGCTAAAACAGTTATACGTGTTGATTCTAATCTACGTGTTGGGATAAACACTGAAGCACCAGAACAAGCATTAGACGTTGTAGGTACTATACAATCAAGTGGTAATGTTATTATTAACTCTACTACACAGAGTACAACTATTAATAACGGCGCTTTACAAGTTAGAGGCGGCGCAGGCATTAGACAAAACTTAAATGTTGGCGGCCAAACAAAACTTTCAGATTTACTTACCTCTAACAGTATTGTTCCAGACGATACTAACATTAGAGATTTAGGATCTTCAACTAGATATTATAGAAACACATATTCAACTAATTTTATCGGAACACTAGATGGAACAGTTAACGGTAAAGTTAACGGACCATCAACTTCGTCAGCTAACTTGATTAATAAAACTACATTTGTTATGACAGGTGATGTTGCTACATTAGTTCCAATTGAATTTGATGGCGCATATCAAGATCCACAATTTGATAATGGCGAAGGTATTGCTGTAGGCGAAGTTCCTTTAACAAAAACATTTAGAACAGAAATTTCAAATCAATTTATATCAAGAAAGCCACGTGAAATTGACGTTGCTGGCGATGACTTACTATTGTTTAATGATGTAGACGGTGCTGTAGTTGGTCTTAAAAGTGTTACTAAAGATAATTTCTTAAAAACTATTCCAAGAACACCAGCTGGCGTTATACTACCATTTGGCGGTGATGTAACTCCAAGTGATGACTGGATTTTATGTGATGGTAGAGAGCTTGATAAGACTGATTATCAAGCATTATTCCAAGTTATTGGCTATAAGTTTAAACCAGAATCACAAGTTGCTACTAATAACTTTGCTGTTCCTGATATGCGTGGTAGAATGCCTATGGGTGCAGATAATATGGGCGGATCAAGTGCCAATACTGTAACAGCAACATCTGCAGATATTATAGGTGCGTTAGATGGCTCAGAAACAAAGGTAATAGATGTTACTAATTTACCTGAACACCAACACAATTTACAAGACCAGGATCGTAATCAATTTTATGCTATACAGGATAGACAAGATCCATCAACGGATACTAACGTTACAGGTATTGACGGACCTACAGCTACAAACAGTGGTCAAAAATTAGCAAACAGTGGTAATGTTATTAGTGCTAACCCTGTAGGACAAGATTTTAATATTATGCCACCAACAGTAACAATGAATTATATTATATATTCTGGAAGAGGGTAACAGATGAGCTATAAATTAAATAAAAGTAACGGAGAACTATTAGTAGATCTAGTAGACGGGCAATTAGATACTACATCAACTGATATTACGTTAGTTGGTAGAAACTCTAAAAGCTATGGCGAGTCTTTTAATGAGAATTTAATTAAATTATTAGAAAATTTTGCTAAAACAAGTGCTCCAGGCGCACCTCTTGTAGGACAACTCTGGTATGATACCGCTGAAGAAAGATTAAAAGTTTATACAGGTAGTACTTTTCGATCAGCTGCAGGAGCAGTTGTTAGTCAAACACAACCTAATTTAGTAGCAGGCGATCTTTGGATTGATAGTTTAAATAATAAACTTTATTTCTTTGACGGCGCTGATATAGTATTAGTTGGCCCACAGTATACAGCTAGCCAAGGTAAAACTGGTACTGAAGCATTTACGATATTAGATATTAACGGCCAAGACCAAACAGTTCTCTACTTATATATAAATGGTTCGTTATCAGGAATTTATTCTAAAACAGAGTTTAGGCCAAGAGTTAACATTGTAGGATTTCCAGAAGATCCTGATGATACTAGAGTTCCTAAGCGTCAAATTATCCGCATTGGATTCAATCCAGTAAGTACAAGTTTTTGGTTTAGAGGCACAGCTACAACTTCAAGAGGATTAGTTAGTGACGCTGGTGAAGAGTTCCAAGAAACTAACTTTATGAAAACTGATAGAAATACTAGTACAACTGGCAGTTTAGCAGTTAAAAATGCTGCAGGTTTAACAGTAGGAGTTAGTGATACAGTTTATGCAGCGTTCAAAGTTGATACAAATTATGTTACTACAATAGAAACACAGCGTTTAGATAGAGATTTTACTATCCGAACACGTCGAGGAAACTTATTTGATAATGCATTCTATGCAGACTCGACAAATAAACGAGTAGGAATTTACACAACAACACCTACAGTAGAATTAGATGTTATCGGCGACGGCAGATTTACTGGTGATCTTGAAGTTGAAGGAAATTTAACAATTCAGGGAGAAGCAACGTATCTTAACGTTTCTAACTTAAGAGTTCAAGATAAAAATATAGAGCTTGGACTGTTAGATGATAGTACACAAGGAACTGATGCACAAGTTGACGGCGCAGGAATTATTATTGCTTCATCAGAAGGAAGTAAAGACTTAACTTGGGAAGTTGAAACAGGAAACTGGACATCAAATCAAAGTTTAGATCTTACTGAAAGTAATAGTTATAGAATTAATAATGAAATTAAGTTATCAAGCGATAGATTACATGATACAGTATTATACGCTACTGGACTTATACAAGTTGGTAACTTGTCAAATTTAACAGTAGCAGGTGATGTTACTATTAACAGTAATTTAATTGTAAGTAATGCACTAGCAATTACTAGTAACGGAACAATTACTGTTAATAATCAAAAAATAACTGGATTAAGTACACCACTTAGTGCTCGTGTTGCTAATGAGTTAGCTGCTACAGAAGATGTTGATAGTAGTGCTGCTACTAAAGGATACGTTGATACAGAAGTAGCCGCGCAAGTAATAGCATATGCGTTTGATGCTACCGGATTATCAAATCCGTCATCAGTATTTTCAGATAATATTGGTCCGCATGAGGATATTAGACAAGCATTAGAATATTTACATCCAGCAGCAACTAAAACAGCTGGTACGTATGCAAGAATATATGCAACAACATATATAGGAACAGCAGTTTCCGGAATTGATGTCAATTCTGCATTAACAAAATCTACAGTTAATGTTTATATTGATCCTGATGATAGTTCAACGCCTGAGTTTGATAGTGTACTTAAAGACATATCAATTAGCTCAGTTTCAGGTGTTGCAGACTTGTCACCAACAAGAGGGAAATTTGAATATCAAGTAGTAGGCGGAGTATGGCAATGGCAGAGAACCATCCCAGTTTAACAAATCAGATAAATACTAAGTCACAATAGGGGTTTATAAATGGCATATACAATAGATACATACAGCAATGGCAGGTCTTGGAAAATAGAAGACGGTACCGTTGATCAAACTACTGATTTAAAATTAGTAGGTAAAAACTATGCAGGGTACGGTGAAATACAAAATGAAAATATGGTATTTTTACTGGAAAACTTTGCAGGACAAACTGAACCACCAAGAAAAATTTCAGGGCAAATTTGGTTTGATACAGGTAACAGTAAATTAAAATTTTATGACGGCATTAAATGGCGCACAACTGGCGGAGCAGAAGTTAGTACTACAGTTCCAACAGGATTAAAAGAAGGCGACTTTTGGTGGGATAGTGATAACGAACAACTATACACATATAATGGCGGAGATTTTGTACTTATAGGACCCCAAAGTGCAGGATCAGGTCAGACACAAATTGTAAGTCGTTCAGTTAGAGATGACGGCGGAACAGCACGTGGTATTATCACAGCAGTGGCAAACGATGAAGTTATCTTTACTGTAAGTTCACAGGACTTTACTATTGATAGTGCAGACGTTGATTCAAATATTCCAGGCTTTGACAGAATACGTAAAGGTCTTACCCTTAAAAATACATTAAACAGTAGTGGTGGTATTACATCAGGTGACTGGAGATTAGTTGGTACATCTACTAACGCAGAAAAACTTGGCGGAAGAGCTGATACAGAATATGTATTAAAAACAGATGCTAACTTTAGTCAACTAGCTCGTTTCTCAGATCTTGGTATTTCAGTAGGCGACTCTAATGACTTAAAAATTAAACAAGAAATTATTACAGGTAACGGAACACAAGTAGAACGTCCAATTATTGCAAACGAAACAGGCGGAACTATTGCGTTTAAAGCTAAAAATAACTCAGGTGTAGTTATTAACTCATTACAAATAATGGCAAATGCTATTATTCCAGGTTATACAAACGGTACAGAAACACAAAATAAACCAACACCAGTACTAGCAACTATGGGTACTTCACAGTATCCTTGGCAAGAAACATATGCAAAGGACTTTATTGGTCTAGGAACAGCTTCAAAAGGCTTAATACTAGAAGATGATGTTGATTCATATGTGTTTGACTTTACAAATGGCGCTAATCCGCCAACTAGTTTAGTAAGAAAACCTAGTAAAACAGCATCACCAAATACAGTAGTTGTAAGAGATCAAGATAGTGACATTTATGCAAACTATTTTCAAGGTATTGCAACAGAAGCACTATACGCTGACTTAGCAGAGAAGTATACAACTGATAACGAATATCCAGTAGGTACAGTAATGTGCGTTGGCGGCGACGAAGAAACAACTAAAGCTGACAGAGGATGTATAGCAATTGGTGTTATCTCCTTAGAACCAGCATACTTAATGAATAAAGCATGTGAAGGTCAAGCAATTGGTCTTAAAGGTCGAGTTCCAGTTCGTGTTATGGGTAGTGTTAAAAAAGGACAACCAGTCTATGTTGATAATGATGGCTATGCAAGTACATCAATTAACGGTGGTTCGGTAGTAGGCATAGCTCTTTCAACTAATGATGACGAAAATGAAAAATTAGTTGAGTGTGTGTTGAAGGTATAAATAGTAGTACTTAATAAAAGGATAGCGATAACATGCCAGATTTAGTAAGAGGAGCCAGTGATCCGCAGGGAGCTTCTAGAATTACAGCAGCTAACTACAACGATTTACAAACTTCTGTTGCTGATATTTTAGGTACAGGATTCTCAGTAAACGGATACGGACAAGTACCTGTAAGTTCACCGCTTTTAGCAAGCGATATTGTTAGAGCTGAACACATGAATCTCTTAAGAGATGATATTAATAGAATACAAGTACACCAAACTGGAAGTTTAAGTTCTTTACTAGAATTATTACCAGGAGAAAAAGTAAGTGCTAATGACATTGCAGGTGTAGTTGATAAAGGATTTAACCAATTTGTTGCTGTTGTTAATATTTTAGAATCTAACAGAACAGTAGTTGACGGAACACAAGTAACATTAGAAACAGCAACTACTAGTACTAGATTTGCAGCCTGGAATGGTACTATAATACATAGTTTTACAGTAAATTTTGATGATGCAGATCATAGACGTGCATTTTTTAATGCCGGCGGCCAAATACAAATGAATGCAACTATTGAAGGCGATACAACACAAAAAGGTGCTGACTGGAATACTATATTAACAAATATGGGAACTATTAAATTTAGTGCCAGCACAACTGAAAAAACAGGTTCATCAGGGTTATTACAACCTATAGGAAATTACGATCTAACAACAAGTTATCAAAAGATATTCGAACGCCGAGGGCAAGCTGATTATTACGCAGAAAATAGATTTTTTATCTATGCTAAAGAAATAAGCAACCAAGCAATTCAGTTCAGTGTAGAATTTAATGATAATGATGTTGGAGACCCCAACGATGACGAATTAATAAGAGGGACACTAACTAGTATAGTCAAGCAATTAAGACCAACAGGGTCTTATGTTTCTGTAGCAACACCAGCATACAGTACACAATCTGACTTATCAGCAGGAGCCTAACAGTGGTAGCAGTAGGCGGAATTGTCAATAACACAGAATACGTTGGTTTAGTTGATAGACTGAATGCCGTCTTTGGTAACGGATCAGGACAGACGGGGTATGGTCAAGTATCTGAATCAGCACGAGATTATAAAGGAAGTGTTACTACTGGTGTAAACATTGATAGTGATGCTTGGAATTCTCTTCGTACAGATATAAACAAAGCCTGGAATCATCAAAACGGTGGAAATTCTGGAATAAGTTCAATTGCAGCAGGTGCTATCATTGGTGCAGATGCTACTGGTACAAGTGTTACTAGAATTTCAGGTGATACGTTTAGTATTAATAATCCTGATAATGACGAAGGCATAAACGATTTTAATGCTAAAGTTGCTTCAATTGAAAGTAATTCATCAGCAATATCAACAGGTCAATTTACTCTTACTACTGGAAGGCAATTTGTTAGTTCTGCAAGAACTACAGCTTGGGGTTCTCCGAATAATCTAAATGTTATGGTTTATTCAGAACTTGAGGTAGAATTTGAAGGCGGATATGATGTTACAAACAGTAATGGAACAGTAGTAACAGCATCAGCAGCTGATCATCGTCGACATTTTTTTAATGCAGGAGGAGAAATCCGTTTAAGTGCATCGCTTAGTGGTAGTACAGCAAAAGATTCAGATTGGGGTACAATGTTAGGCAATATGGACCAAGTTATATTTGGTAAAAATGCTACAACACTTTCAGGATCTGGCTCAGGACGGGCAAGAGATGGTAATACTAACGTTGACAACGCCGGAGGCATTGAAAGTGCTTTAGGCAACTTTCAAGCAACTACAGGTTATCAATTAATATTTCAAAAAAATGGATCACAAACAGAGTATGCTGAAAATCTTGTAGCAATATATGTTAAAAGAAACAATGCCGGAACTATGCTTACATTCTTATTTGAGTTTTATGATAATGACTCAGGTGACCAAGTTGGTATTGGTCCAGGAATAGATGAGCCTGTATTAGCATCAGGCGGCAATATGCAGTGTGGAATAGATCTAAAACGTCCTTCTTCAGCATCTCACGTTTCTGTACAAGCACCTGCAAGTGCTGTACGAACAGAATTACGCCTCACATAACACTTGACAAATAGTTCTTTAGACTATATAATATATAGTATACCTGGAGAATTATATGGACGAGAGATTAGAAAAAGCATTAGAGTTTTCAAACTACATGGTTACTTTAAACAACCAACGTAGAGTTATACATGAACAATTTTTAGAAAGTTGCGTACATTACCTTAATGGTGGTAAATTCTCTATAAACAGAGACTTAATTACATTTTGCCATACACTTATAAACAGTGAACAAACAAGCGCAATTCTAATTGATGATAACAATACACCAATTGAAGTTGACGATTTACAAAAGTTTTTAGATGATATCTTAGATATCTATTTTACTACGTCATATGAATATTTTGACAAATATAATGAAATTAAAAAGAACAGAAAAGTAGAAGGTCTTGTTAATCTATGACCAAAGGTGTACTATTATTTGCACAAAACAACCACTCAGTTGATTATATAAAACAAGCAATATTTTGTGCGAAAAAAATTAAAAAACATCTTAAAATACCTGTAGCACTTGCAACAGATAATTCTGATTATCTTAAATCTAAATTTCCTTATTACAAAAAATATATTAGTCATGTAATAGAGCTAGACTGGTACGACTGTTTACAAAAGCGTACATACCGTGACGGCACAATGAGTAAAAAAGATTTAGAGTGGCGTAATCATGATCGTGCTACAGCATATGATATTACTCCGTTTGAAGAAACTATAGTAATGGATACTGATTTTATTATTGGTAATGATATATTATTAAATGCATTTGATACAGATCAAGATTTTTTAATTTTTAGGCATATAACAGATCTTAATATGGATCGTCCAGACGAATATCGATTCAATAAGATTAGTGATAGAAGTATAGATATGTACTGGGCAACAGTATTTTATTTTAAGAAATCAGATAGTATGCAACGCTTCTTTGATCTTATAACACATATTAAAGATAACTGGAACTTCTATAGACTTACATATCAAATTGCAAATAAAACATATCGTAATGACTTTGCATTTAGTATTGCAATACACATTTTAAACGGTTTTCAAAGAACTAATTGGCCAAAAGTTTTACCAGGTAGGCTATGGTTTACAAGTGATGCTGATGTATTAATAAAGTTAGATGATGAAACTTATACATTTTTATTAGATAAAAAGCATTGGATAGGACACTATCATGCAGGTTGCGTAAAAGATGTAAACATTCATATTATGAATAAATTTGCATTAGATAGATTTATTGACGAGGACTTAGTAAATGAATAAAGGTTTTTGTCTATTAGCACAAAATAATTCTAAGACAAACTATGTGCGCCAAGCATATGCTCTTGCGCTAAGTTTGCACTTGTATAATAAAGATCAAAAAATTAGTTTAATTACTAATGACAATGTACCAGATGAATGGCAAAATGTATTTGATCAAATTATTCCTATACCATGGACTGATAGTGCAGAAGAAAGCGATTGGAAAATAGAAAACAGATGGAAAGTATATCATGCTAGTCCGTATGATGAAACTATTGTATTAGAGGCCGATATGATGTTTACTTCTGATATAACGCATTGGTGGAAAGAGCTAGAAAAAAGAGATTTATTTTTTGTAAGTAATGTACGAACTTATAGAGATGAATTAATTACAGACAGATATTATAGAAAAACTTTTGATGCAAATAATTTACCTAACTTATATAGTGCATTGCATTATTTTAAAAAAGGTGATACAGCAAAAGAGTTTTATAACTTACTTGAGATTATTGTAAACAATTGGGCATTATTTTATTCTAAGTATGCTCCTAACGAATATCAAAAATGGTGTAGTATAGATGTATCAGTAGCTATTGCTAGTAAAATTTTAGGCAATGAAAATGATATAACCGATCCTAATAGTTTTGTTACTTTTACACACATGAAACCAATTGTCCAAGGTTGGTATAATAAGCCTGAAAAATGGACAAAGGTTACAGGAAGATATTTTACTGAAGGGAAACTATTTTTAGGAAACTATCTACAAACAAGAGTGTTACACTATGTAGAAGATGAGTTTTTAACAGATGAATTATTAAAGAAGATGGAAAATGGAACTAAAATTTTACCTTAATTTTAAAGACGAAACAGGAGAGATTTGGAAAGTAACTAATGAGTTAGATACTTCTACTCCCTATCTTGAAATCGACAGACAGACAATGTTGGACTTTTCTACAGAAACAAAAAAGATGGATGACCATATGGTTATTCCGTCTAGTGATAAGAAATTAAAATATCAAATACAATTTAAGCATAAAGACCTATCTTCTTTTGATGTAGATAAAAGTATTCATCATCTTCCAAAAGTAACTAATGTTGAAAGTAATAACGCATTTATAATTAAACAAAACTTAAAAACGGCTACTTGGAATATAAGTTTAACTAATGAACTTAGGGAGTTATTAACAAGTACATTGTATTATAAAGACAAACATCAAACAATTTATGTTACAAAAAAAGATAATCCGTCAGTATTGTTAGATACAATTGATGTAAAGATGTATAATATTTTGTATACAGAAAGTTTTGATATGATAGAACAAGATAAAGAGGTTGCCCAAACCTCTGATGTGAGTTTATACTGTGGTAAAGTATTCGAAAACTATTATCACATTCAGGAGACATCATGAGTATTAATGTAGTTGATCAAGACATTATCTTTTTGTCATATGACGAACCAAATGCAGAAAAGAACTATGCAGATTTGTGTAGTAAGATTCCGTGGGCAAAGCGTGTACATGGAGTAGAAGGATCAGATGCCGCACATAAAGCGTGTGCTGATCTAAGTGAAACAGAATACTTTGTTACTGTAGATGCAGACAACATTGTTGATCCAGAGTTTCTAAACCAAGTAGTTGACTACGAAGCATTAGGACTATCAGCAGAGCATGTGTTTAGTTGGTGTGGCAAGTTGCATGTTAACGGACTAATGTACGGCAACGGCGGATTAAAAATGTGGACACGTAAGTTTGTACACAATATGAAAACGCATGAACACTCAGAAGAAGGTGACGACCGTGGTAAAGTAGAATTTTGTTTTGATGACAAGTACTATCAGTTCAATGATAACTTCAGCACTTCTTATACTAATGCAACACCGTGGCAGGCATGGCGAGCTGGATTTAGAGAAGGCGTCAAAATGAGTTTAGATCAAGGATCTAAAACAAAAGATTTACGTAAAGTGTGGTGGCAAAATTATCAACGTAAAATTATCAACGTTTGCTTATTTGGAGTCAAGTAGGTGCAGACGTTAAAAATGGTATATGGAGTATATTAGGCGCACGACAAGGATGCTATCTAACAAACTGTACACCTTGGGACTATGCTAATGTACGTGACTTTGAATGGCTAAACAACTTTTGGGAAACAGAAGTAAAAGATATAGATCCAAATGAAACAGCTGAAAACTTAGGTTTTGAGATATTAAAAGGAACAGGAGTTGATATTTCAACCAAGCCATTAGATCCAGAACAGAGTAAATTTTTTAAGAGTGTCTATCAAAACACTCCAAGGATTATTAGAACTAGATGAGTAACGAACAGCGTATAAAAATACTAGAAGAAAAGCGTGAGAAAATTAACAATGTAAGTTGTTCATTCTGTACGGCTAAATGGTTACAAACTACGCTACTATTACAGAATGGTTACAATCATAGTTGTCATCATCCTGCTCCGCATAAAATTCCATTACAAGAGATAGAAGCTGATCCTGCGGCACTACATAATAGTAGACACAAAAAGAAAATGCGTAAAATGATGCTAGAAGGCAACCGCCCTAGCGAATGCGGATATTGCTGGAAGATTGAAGATTTAGATAAAGACTATTTTAGTGACAGAATTTATAAAACAAGCGACACTTGGGCGTGGGATAAATTCGAAGACATTGCTAAGAGTAACTGGCAAGACAATGTGTATCCAAGTTACTTAGAAGTTTCATTTAGTAATGCGTGTAATTTTGCGTGTGCATATTGTTCACCTGAGATTAGTAGTAAATGGATGGAAGATATAAAACAAAACGGAGAGTATCCAACTACACATGGTTCACATAATTTAGACTATTTAGAAAAGTCTGGCAAAATGCCTTACAAGAATAGAGAACATAATCCATACGTTGAGGCGTTTTGGAAATGGTTTCCTGATGCACTACCTCATTTAAAAGTATTGCGTATTACAGGTGGCGAACCTACTATGTCAAAAGATACTTGGAAGTTATTAGACTATCTTATTGAAAATCCACGCAAGGGTTTAGACATATCAATTAACACCAACGGGTGTGTTGAAGATAAGTTAATTGACAAACTAATTTTAAAAGTTAACCAACTTGCTGAAGTAGGCGTAAAGGTTGATGTATACACTAGTTTAGAAAGTACAGGAGCACAAGCTGAATATGCTCGTGACGGCTTAGACTTTTATAAATGGCTTAAAAATGTAGATAAAATATTAAAAGAAACTAACAGTACAGTTGCAATGATGACAACTATAAACATTTTAAGTTTGCCTTCCTTTTTAGACTTTATAATGACTGTAATGGATTTCCGTAAAGAGTATAATAAAAGTTTTGAAGTTAACAGAATACCACTAAGTATTAATATAATGCATTGGCCACCACATTTACAGTGTACGCTGCTTGATATTGATTATCGAACAAAAACAGCAAATACAATTGAAAATGTATGTAAACAATGGTTAAAATATTATACGAAAGAAAAATACGCTAGACTTTATTTGGAAGAATTTGATCAAATACAAAGGTTATGTGATTATTTACGTAATACAGAGCCAGCAATAGAACACAGAGCTGACTTTGTAAGATACATACATGCATACGACAAGAGAAGAGATAAAGATTTTGTAGAAACGTTTCCGCAATTTGCTAATCTAATAGAGGAATGGAATGCCGAAAAAGCCTGAAGAAAATCTGCAACAATATCGTGATAGAGTATTAGATAGCAAAAGCAAAAGTTTTTGTGGTGCTAAATGGTACAATGCTACTACTTGGTTAGGTAGTGGAACAACAGCTAGTTGTCATCATCCGCCAGCACATCAAATTCCGTTAGTTGAAGTACAGGATAACCCGTCTGCAATTCATAATACTAAGCATAAAAAAGAAATGCGGCGTATGATGCAAAAAGGCGAGCGTCCTAGTGAATGTGAATATTGTTGGAAAATGGAAGATATGAAAAAAGATGCTGTCAGCGACAGGACTTTTAAAAGTATTATCTATTCAGACGAACAGTTACAGCAAGCATATGAAGCCGATGCAGACGACAATACTAATCTTAAAACGTTTGAAATTGCGTTTGACAGAACGTGTAACTTAATATGAAGCCGATGCAGACGACAATACTAATCTTAAAACGTTTGAAATTGCGTTTGACAGAACGTGTAACTTAGCATGTAGTTATTGTAATGCAAGTTTCTCAACTACTTGGGCTAAAGACATTAAGAAGAACGGCGAGTACACAAACTTAGTAAGTGATGGTGCTGGTGCATTTAAGCAAGACGGTAGTTGGACACAGCCTTACAAAAATGATGAAGACAATCCATACATACAAGCATTTTGGAAATGGTGGGATAGCGGCTTAGCAGATAGTTTAGAAGAACTACGTGTTACAGGCGGTGAGCCTTTGATGAGCGGAAACACTTGGAAGTTATTTGATTGGTTTAATGAGCAAGAAACTGATATGCGATTTGCTATTAATAGTAATTTAATTGCTAAAGATGACATTATTGATAAGTTAATTCTAAAAACTCAAGGTATGAAACATTTTGACTTGTATACTAGTTGCGAAGCAACCGGCGCACAAGCAGAATACATTCGTGACGGTTTAGATTATGAACAGTGGCTTAGAAATATTAAGCGTATGTTAGTAGAAGGTAACTGTAATGGTATTAACATTATGATGACCATTAATAGCTTGTGCTTGTTTAGTATTACTGATTTTTTAGATGAAGTGTATAAACTAAAAGAACTTACACAAAGCAGAACACCAACAGTAAGTTTAAATTTATTACGTTTTCCAAGTTTTCAAAGTCCATTAGCACTACCTAACCATATTAAAGATTATTTGCATAATCAATTTAGTACATGGTGGGAGGCGCACAAAGATGATATTGGTTGGCACGAGTTTGAAAAGGCAAGTATTGAACGTTTAATAGATTACTTAGTTACAGTAGATGCTCCGCATAGGCGCACAAGTAATCCTACTACGCTATGGCGTGACTTTAAAACATTCTACCAACAGTATGATGTACGTAGAAACAAAAGTCTAAGTGTATTTCCTAAAATACTAACAGACTGGGTTGAAAGTATTCCAGACACTGATGCAAGTATTATGGAACTTGCTGAAAAAGAAGGGTGGATATTGAAACCCGACTCGAGGAATATTGATGATCCACTTGCGTCCTACGATTAATTTATATTATGATAAAATTATAGACAATATGCCAGTTCCTAACGGCGTAAGTTCTTATAGATTTAGTAACGATATTCATAGAACTCCTATAAGTAAATCTAAAACAGCACCAATTAATGCTATTACAGTATTATTTAATACATTAAAAGTATTAAACGTAGAACGGGTTAATCTATTCTCGGGCGGCGAAAAGGCAAAGAATTTATTTTATCCTTTAGAATTAAGTAGAGGCACTTCTTGGTATAATGCTGAATTTGAAGATTACATTCCTAGTAAATCTTTAAATAGGATTAGAAAAGGAAAAATGAAATTATTAATTTTCGCACCAACTCTGTCTTATGATTTTAATGTTATGTGGAAACTACGAACAAAACTCGATACATTAGGTAGCAAGGGTGTTACACGAGATAAGATTTATATTGTATTAGGCGATGTAAGTAGATCCTATAGAAAATGCTTTGACAATCCAAATGTATATGGTATTGATTGGTGGCAAATATATGCACAATTAGCATACAAAAGTAGATATGGTGAAGAAGATTATTTCTGGGTTTTTAGAAACCCAACATTTTTAAAATTAAATGAAGATCAATTTGAAAAAGAAAACTTTAAATTTGAAAATTGGAAACCTAAGCACATATTTACAGCTCTTACCGGAAATACAGCATTACACAATACAGCATTTATTAGTGAACTAATATATAGAGAGCTTGATTCTTACGGAGAATATAGTTATAACTTGTCTAATAACTTAAAACCTAAAAGTTATGATAATTTTAGAATAATTGATAAAAATCAAAGCATTGAATACATTAATAAAAAGAAGGAAATAATTAATAGTTTAATATTTAAGAAATGCCTTGATAGCACATTAGATGCAATTAATAGACGTCCATTAGATTTTAATAAAAAGTATTATGAAGACAGCCTTATAACAGTTGTTAGTGGTTCTTTTTCGCCCATGTTTAACAAACAATACTTAGATGAAATTAATGTGTGTGCTCCGGGTCTAGGTATTTGGAGACAAATAGCCAAAGGGCACCCATTCATGGCGCTCGGATGTTTAAATACAATGGGACATGTAAGCGGTGAAGGATACTTTCTTCCTACACCAATTACTAACCACTTTTATGATAGAGTTTCAAAGACTCCTAATAAAGTTAGTTTAATGTGTGATAATCTAAGTAATATGGCACAGTTAAGTGAAAGAGAAATACAAGATAAAGTAGAAGAATTAATACCTTATATGGATAGAAATAAACAGAAGTTTTTTAATATGAAACATGGACGAAAATTTGAAAAACTCTTTAGTGAGATGAAATATGAATGATGATTTAAAAAATAGCCCTAATTTTTGTGTTGCACCTTGGATGCACTTGCATGTTATCAATGACGGAAGATCTTTTGCATGTTGTCAAACTCCGTTGCGTGAAGAAAATAGTTTTGGAAATGTTAAACATGAAAAATTAATAGATATTGTTAATAGTCCTAAAGCTAAGAAAATGCGAAAGGATATGTTAGATGGCAAGCCTTTACCTAGTGCTTGTGAACGATGTGTTTCAAAACAACAAAATAATCTGAATACTATGCGTACTGGATTAAATTCTAAATGGTTTGATGAAACAAAAGATTTAATTGCAAAAACATCTGAAGATGGTACACTTTCAGAATTACAGTTAAAGTATTGGGATTTTAGATTTAGTAATTATTGTAACCTTGCATGTACAACATGTTCGCCTTTGTTTAGTACACAGTGGTCAAAGGATTTTCAAAAATTACATCCTGGTGCAGACAAGTACAGTGAAACTCAACTTATTGATCTAAAAGAAGCAAATGTATTTTGGGGAGACATTGAAGAAAATCTTGACACTATGAAAGAAATTCATTTTGCAGGTGGCGAGCCCTTGATTATGCCTGAGCATTGGCGCATTCTTAAAATGCTAGACGAAAAACAAAAATACGACATTGCGTTACGTTACAGTACGAACGGCACAACACTTGGTACAAAAAAGCAAGACGTAATGGAAATGTGGAAGAAATTTGATTATGTTCATCTAAGTATAAGTATCGACGGCGAAGGAGATGCTTTTGAACATATACGTTATAAAGGTAAATGGGATCAAACACTAGAAAATCTTAAAAAGATTAGAGCTAGTCGTGCTGTTGATTATTGGTTTCATCCTACTGTTAGTATACTTAATATATTTAGACTTACTGAACTACATCATGAATTGCACATAAACGATTTAATGCCTTTAGAATCAGTTCATCCACATCGTGGATTTTTTATGGAAAACTATTGGGTTGACAGATTCCATATTAACCCTTTGTTTACTCCTGAGTATTATAGTATTACTGTATTACCTGAATTATTAAAAGAGCAAGCAGCTGACAAGATTACAAAATATGGTAAGAAGTTAGAAGCTGATACAGGAATACCATTCAGTGGTTGGCAAAATATTATAGACTTTATGTATCAACATGATAATAGTTATCTATGGAAACAGTTTAAATGGAAATCAAAGCAGATAGATGATATTAGAGGTACTGATGTTTTTGCTTTAAACCCGGAACTTAATAATGCCCCTTCGTAGACAACAATTAAAACCTTATACAAAGCTAATGCCTTCTAAGGTTAAGTGTATTGAAGACTTAATACCTTTTGGGTTTTTTAGCGAAAAAAGTTATAATATTAGATTTAAAGATGGTGTCGACTCTGTTACGATAGATACTGTTCAAGATTCTGAGCTTGCCGGTTTTAAAAAAGATCCGTGGTCTTATAACATAGGACAATATAACTTTAGGAATAATTGGGATCTAACATCTAACAAACAAAATATAGGTTTTTTTGGTTGTAGTTTTACATTTGGCGAAGGAATAAAACAAGAAGATACTTTTGTAGACGTTGTAAGTAAAGAATTAAATTTAAATCCGTTTAATTTTGGTTCTGCAGGTATCGGAGTTGAACGTGTTGCAAGATTATTTAGCGCAGCAACTTCGTTAATAGACTTTGAATATGCTGTTGTTACTTTGCCTGGGTGGCACAGACAATTACATATGGATTCGTATGGAACTATGATAAACTTAATACCGAATTATCCGCATAACGGTTTTGAAAAAATGTCTAACTTGTTAACATCATTAGATGAAGACTACTATATTGTAAGAGCAGCAACATCTATAAACTGGATATATGATATAGCAAAATATAAAGGAATAAAACTAATTTTGTCAAGTTGGGACCACCCACAAAATGAATTTTGTCAAGAAGCATTTCCTAATAACACTATAGACCCCTTTCCAAATATTGATGACAAGTGTGCAAGAGATAAAATGCACCCAGGTCCAAAGTCTCAGGCGGCACATGCAGAGCAAATTATAAAGGCATTCCATGATAGAGCTTGGGTTTAGAAATATCAAAGATGAAGTGAAACATATTCATATCAAACCAGACGATAGTGAGTTAGCAAACGTATGGTTAGCACAATTTGATAGGCTACTAGAAACACATCAAAAAAAGATATTTCAAAAAAATTTTAGTTTGTTAGGAGTTCATAACGACTATCGAACAGTAGAACATATTTGTGATGACTTAGACAGAAGCATTGCAACTATAAATTATTATTCAGACTATAAAATTACAGATAACTTTGATGCATTGCGTTATAGTTGTGATCAAGAGTTATTAAACGTACTTCATCATCATTTTGAAACAGCACAAGGGCAACTTTGGAACCCTAGTAGTGTACTAGCAAATGCTAACGGAAAAACTAGATTGGCAATTTGTTATTTAAATCATTGCTGTCACGAACTTGAGGCATGGTACGAAACAACAGCTATAGAAGCAGACGGATATCGGAATGGTTACTTTTATTATAATCTACTAGGCATACAGGAACGCATTGAATTAGATCCAAAGTTTAAAAAGCAATTTACTAAAGATGTTGAAGACGGTATGGTATATTTGCATTACGCACAAACAGGTAAAACTTGGTACGAAGCATATCTTGATAATGATGATGTAGTCACAGCAGATGGTATTTCCGAACATCGTGTAATTAGCGGTGAATTTAATTTTTACTTTGGTACAGGATATGAACTACCATCAGACGATAAGTTTACAAGTTGGTTAGAGTCAAAGGGTGTTGATCCTAAAGATGAACAACTAGCACTTGGATATGCTCCAGTTGGAAAAATACAAAACTTACCTGACTTAGAAGCACGAGAGTTCTTTAAAGAGTATACAGATTTTTATAGTATTGAGTACAATAACAAAAGAATAGAATATGATTTTAGACACAACGATGAACATTATGTTAATCTTCTTACAGATATATGGGACAAGTGGGGACAATGAGCGTACCTGATTTAGAACGTGCAGTAGTCGAAGTATTTGGCGGCTGTAATTACAAATGTCAAATGTGTCCACAGACTATTGGAAGAGGTAAAGAGTGGACTCGTAAGATGCCGTTTGAAATGTTTGAAAACATTTTAGATCAGTTACCTGGTAAGCCTGTGATCAACTTAGAAGGATCAGGCGAGCCAACAATGGCAAAGGACTTACCACGTTATATTGAAGCGTGTACCAAGCGCGGCTTGCCTAGTTTTATGTACAGCAACGGAAGTTTCTTTAGCGGACACTTTATGCAGGACTGTATTGATGCAGGACTTAGTTTTGCAAGATTTAGTTGTATAGGCTATGACAAAGAAAAATATAAAGAATGGATGGCCGTTGATAATTTTGAACTACTAAAAACAAATGTAATCAAAGCAAAACAGTATATCAAAGAAACTAACAGTAAGTGCGAAATAAGCAGTTACCATTTAATATTAGATAACAATCAAATTGAATACGAAGTTGATCAATACAGAAATAACTTTATAGGTCCTACAGGTACAATAGGATACATATGGAAAATGCACAACTGGAGCGGCAACTACCAACCATTGTATGTACGTGACCCTAGTAAGCGTAGAACATGCGGCAGACCATTTGCTCCAGAGATTACAATACGTTCAGGAGGCATTGGAGGATTAAAAGGTGCTGTAACTCCTTGCTGTCAAACAATGGGACCACCTAATGAAAGTAAAAGTGTACTAGGACATACACAAGTACAAACTATAGAAGAAATATGGTACGGAGACGAATACAACAAACTTCGTAAAGCACATGAAATGAAAGACTTTGATAGTATAGACTATTGTAAAAATTGTGATTTTTTATATGAAGATCCTGAAGTACTAGTTTGGAGCAACGACAAAAAAGCAAGTACAGATCATATGTTAGGTACAAACTTTAGTTTACGTGATTTTATGGTTGACAAAAAATAAAAAGGTAGTATAATAGTAGCATGTATGATATTGTCTTCATAAGTTATAATGAAACAAACGCAGACGAAAATTGGCAACAACTAAAGTCAAGATTTCCTAGAGCAAAACGTGTTGACGGTGTTAAAGGTATACATCAGGCGCACATTGTTGCTGCTAAGAAATGTTTTACTAAAATGTTTTGGGTAGTTGATGCTGATGCACAGATACTTGATACATTTAATTTTGATTATAAAGTTGATGAGTATGATTTAGAAACTGTGCATGTATGGCGTAGTAGCAATCCTATTAATGGTTTAGTTTATGGTTACGGAGGTGTAAAACTACTTCCGAGGAAACTTACAATAAATATGGATCTTACTAAGACAGATATGACTACTAGTATTAGTACATATTTTAAAGCCATGCCAGACATATCAAATGTTACAGCATTTAACACAAGTGAGTTTGAAGCCTGGAAGGGTGCATTTAGAGAATGCACTAAATTAGCAAGTAAAACAATACAAGGACAAAATGATGAAGAAACAGAACAAAGACTTAAGACCTGGTGCGAACTGGGATCAGATTCACTGTTTGGAAAATACGCTATTCGTGGTGCTTGCAATGGCCGCGACTTTGGTTATAGTGCTATCAATTCACCAGATAAGTTAAAATTAATTAACGACTTCGATTGGTTATATGAACAATTTTCAAAACATACCCTGGGATAATATTACTGAGTTTGGCCAGAAAACTCTCCTAAAGAGCCATCTTTTCACGGTTTCGTGGATCCTGGCTAGATTTTGTAATTATTCATGCAGTTATTGCTGGCCATACGCTAGATCTAGTACCCCTGACCATCAGGATTTAGAATTGTACTTAAAGACCATAGATAGTATCAAAGCACAGGCTCGCGCAAACGGGTTTACAGACTTCCATTTTAGTTTTAGTGGAGGCGAACCTACAGCATATAAATACTTTGGAGATGTTATTGATCATTATTGTAATGATAGCGATCCTAAATATCAAAGTATACATATGACTACTAATTTGTCTCCTGGAAGCAAATGGTGGAATAGATGGATAGAATCAACAAGCAAACTTCAGCGTAGAAGTATTACAGCAAGCTATCACGCAGAGTTTGCTAATGAACAAGAGTTTGGAGACAAATGTCTTCAACTTATGAAAGCAGGTGTACATGTTACGATTAATCAAGTTATGGTTCCAGAAATGTTTGAAGATCTTTACGAAAGGCTTGAACGATTTGCCACCAGAGGTATTAACGTCACTCTCAAGCCCCAGTCCGATCCAACCGCCTCCTACGTGGTACATGGATATAGTGAAGACCAGATCACAAGAATGCAAACCGGATTCCCGCAACAAATCCAAGGCGAAACAATCGCTCAAATCGAACTTAAAGATGCTCAAGGAGTAACTTACGAGTTAGATCAAGCAGAACGGTTTAACGCATTTGGCTTTAACAAGTTTAAAGGTTGGACATGTAATGCAGGATACCAAGGATGTGTTATACGTGAGAACGAAGTTAAGCGAAGCTATAGTTGCCATGATGAACCCTTAGGCACGTTAGACGGCGGATTTGAGCTGTTTAAAGCACCATCTAAGTGTATTACTCCTAGTTGTGTAAGTAGTGCTGATAGCAAAATACCAAAGGTAAAATATGAAAATTGATATACAAGACGTATTATTTTGGATGGATGCAATCCGCAATAGCGATGATCAATATCGCACACTTGAAAGTTTTTGGAAAGGGCAAGTAAACAGTAAAGTATGGCTAGCAACCGAGTTATATAAAACAATATCCAAAACAAAGAAGAATAATATAGTTATATACGGTGGTTGGAACGGAGTGCTGGCAAGTATACTGTTTAACAGTCGCCTACCTTTAAAACGCATTACAAGCGTGGATATAGACCCTGTGTGCGAAGATATAGCAAACACAGTAAACAAGCGTTATGAAATGTTAGGTAAATTTGAAGCTGTTACACATGACATGTGTAAGTACGTTACAGGGGCAGATGTTGTAATTAATACAAGTTGTGAACACATAACACAAGAGCAATACGATCAATGGTTAGATAATCAACCTGACAATGCACTAATTGTACTACAAAGCAATAACTATTTTGATCTAGACGAACATATTAGATGCAGTACAGATTTAGATGACTTTACCCGTATGAGTAAAATAAAACCCTATTACAGGGGAACACTCGATATGCCAAAATATGATCGTTATATGATAATAGGTAAAAAGAATGTTTAGTTTTAGTGATTTAAAAGATATACACTTAGAAATTACAAATCGCTGCCAAGCAAGTTGTCCAATGTGTAGTAGAAACTATCATGGGGGACTTGAAAATCCTCTTATCAAAAACAATGACTGGACATTAGAAGATTTTAAAAAGATATTATCAATAGATGTACTTGAACAAATAAATGGTTTTTACTTTTGTGGAAACTTTGGTGATCCTATTATCAATGACGAATTAATTGAGATGGTAGAGTATGCCGCAACAATTAATCCTAAATTAAATATTAGAATACACACAAACGGAAGTGCAAGAAATATAGACTGGTGGACACGACTTGCAAAAGTATTGCCGGATACACACAACGTTATTTTTGCTATTGACGGATTAGAAGATACACATAAGCTCTATCGAATAGGAACAAGCTACAGAAAGATATTACAAAATGCAAAAGCATTTATTGATGCAGGTGGAACAGCAGAATGGTGTTTTATAAAATTTAAACACAACGAGCATCAAGTAGAACAAGCACAGGACATTGCAAAACAACTAGGATTTAGTTTATTTGTTGAAAAGAATAGTAGCAGATTTATTGGCACTCCTGAATTTCCTGTATACAACAAGACTGGAGAAACTACACATTACTTAGAAGCACCTAGTAATAGTGATGTTACATTTATTACAGAAGATACAGTTAAGAATTATAAAGATATATTAAGTAATTCAAAGATAGACTGTTATGTATTACAAACTAAAGAAGTATATATTGATGCATATAAAAATATATTTCCTTGTTGCTTCTTAGCAAGCACACCGTACAACTATGCAAAACCAAATGACATTACAACTACAGTAAGAACACATATGCACGAACAATATTTAGACTTAATAGAAAAATTAGGAAATACTAATGCACTTGAAAATACTTTACAACAAGTAATTGATTCACTTTCTTGGCAAACTGTGTGGAAAAACTATTGGGGTGACGACATGTTAATTACATGCGCAAGAACTTGTGGCCGATCAAAAGAATTGCCTAAGCCCAAGGATCAATTTATTAAAGTAATAGGATTAAACAATGAGTGAAAACTGGTGGTATAATAATAAAGATAGTGAACTAGGTAAGTATCAGCGAAACATTGAAACTAGTTCAAATAGTCCTACATTCTGCGTTTTACCTTGGATACATTTTGCTACTAGGCCCAATGGTGATATGAGATTATGCTGTTCGTCAAATGCTAGTGGCGCAGGAGGAGACCATACTGTTGGTCTTGTCAAAATGGAAAACGGTAAAGCAGCTAACTTTGGCAAAGATACACCTATGGAAGCATGGAATAACGATTACATGAAAAGTGTAAGGACGACTATGCTTGATGGCAAAATACCTGCAAGTTGTGCAAAGTGTTTTCAAGAAGAAAAGGTGGGCGTAGTAAGTAAGCGTATATGGGAAACAGAAACTTGGCGTCGAGATGACGACGGCGTAGATATTCCATACTTAATTGAGCAAACACAAGCAGACGGAACAGTACCGGAAGAATTAGTTTACTTAGATCTGCGACTAGGCCATACGTGTAATATTAAATGCGTAATGTGTAGTCCACACGATAGTTCAAAGTGGGTAGCAGATCATAAAAAACTTATTCCTGTATTACAAGATCCGGAAGTTAAAAGGCAAATGCAATTTGACAGAAGTACATTTAACAATAAGTGGCATGAAAAAGATACATTTTGGGAAGAAATGTATGCACAAATACCTAATCTAAAACAAGTGTACTTTGCAGGCGGCGAGCCTTTAATGATTAAAGAACACAAGATGTTTATTGAAGAAATATTACGTCAAGGATATCAAGATAAAATACTTCTACGTTATAACTCTAATGGATTATTAGTTGACGAAGATCTAATTGAAATGTGGAGCAAGTTTAAGAAAGTTAAATTTGCTGTAAGCATGGACGCTAGTCACGAACGTGACGAATACATACGTTTTCCTACAGACTTCGAAACTGTAGAAAAAACTCTACATATGCTTGACAACACTCCTGACAATATACAAACAAGTTTAGCAACAGCAATTCAAATATTCAACGTAAAACACTTACCAGACTTTATGAAATGGAAATTGGAAAGCGGATTTAAAAAACTAAATGTCGGCGAAGTTCCAGGCGGAGTACAAATGGGAGGCGGCCGGCGGCCTAGTTAACATGCACTTACTATACATTCCAACATTTCTAAGTATACAAATTTTACCTAAAGATGATAAAGAAGAAGTTAAAGAACGTTTTATGGACTTTAAAGATTGGCTATGGAAAAACTATAGACAAGATGACGAATATTGGAAACATAATCCATATGGGTGGAAACGTTGGGAAGCAGTTCTTAATCATATGAATGCACAGGACAACAGTCACTTATTACCAGGATTTAAAGAATATACAAACAAACTTGATGCAATACGCAATCTAAATGCAGCCAAGGTATTTCCAGAGCTTGCTCACTTGCTATGATCAATCGTATTGAAAACAATCAAGATTCTAATATGGTGCGTATTGAATATATGCCAGGCAACACTTGTAACCATAAGTGTCATTATTGTTTTCCAGGCAGCAACGAAGGCGACCAGCCTTGGCCAGACGTTAGTATAGTAAAACAAAATCTATCACATCTACTAACACACTATGAGAACAATGGCAAGCCTAAAAGTAACTTATACATTGTAGGCGGTGAGCCTACATTATGGAAAGGCTTAGAAGAACTTTGTCAGTATTTAAAAAGCAAACATAACATTATTATTGAAATGAGTACAAACGGTACTCGCAAACTTAATTGGTGGAAAGCTAATGCAAAGAATTTTGACCATGTTGAAGTTAGTGTACACAGAGAGTTTGCTAATCTTGATCATTTAATAACAGTATGCGATACACTGTATGACTTAGGTGTATTTGTTAATGCTGACGTTTTAATAGACCCAACTGACTTTAAACAAAGCGTGGCTAATCTTGAATATCTAAAAACACACTGTAAAAACAAATGGCCTATTATTGCAAAAATAGTTCATTTTAATGGTCAACATAGATATACTGACACACAACTAGAATATTTTGAAAACGTAATTAAACAATATCCTACACAAGAATGGTTTGATACAGCTAATAAAAAACCTCTAAGAAACATAAAGATACATTCAGATGATAACATCATTACTGTAAACAACGACAATTATTTAATTGCAAATAATTTAAATAAGTTTCAAGGATGGACTTGTAACTTAGGTGTAGACTTTATAAAAATATTTCCAGATGGAAGAATTACAGGAAACTGTCAACAAAAACTATTTGGCAATTTACATGATGATGACTTTACACAAACATATAGTCCTGAGATTAAACCTTTAGTATGCGATAGATATCGTTGCGTATGTAGTGAAGAAACGGTAATAGAAAAATATGCCTGACTTTGATATATTAGAACCTTTAGATAATCTATACTTTTCGGTAGAATGGGAAACTACTTTAAAATGTAATCTAGACTGTAGTTACTGTGGCAAAGATGGTCATGATAATACTAAACCTCATCCTAGTTTAGATGATAGTTTAAAAACACTAGACTTTATGTTTGATTACTTAGAACTACAAATGAAGGATAAACCGCAATACTTCCAACAGCATGTTAATCTAAATGTATTTGGCGGCGAAAGTTTATTTCACCCTAATATTATAGAAATATTAGATTATGCAAATGAAAAAAGAAATGCTGCACCTTGGCAAATGCATATAAGCACAATTACTAATGCTGTAGTTGGCCCAAATCTTTGGAAAAAAATAGTAGATAAAATAGATTATTTTACTGTTAGTTTTCATGTAGAAAGTTTAGATAAACAAAAAGATCAAATAAAACAAAATTTATTATACCTGCAAAATAAAGAAAAAAAGTTTCACGTTAGTATTATGATGCACCCTAAGTATTGGGATGAATGTATTGATATCGTAGAATGGTGTAAAACTAATAATATAGTCTGTACTCCGAGACAAATAGATCACCATTGGTTAGATCGAAGATTTATATATAATGATAAACAATCATCTTTTTTAACCGGAGAAGAACCTATTAGAATAGTAGATAAAATAGGAAAGGTACTGACTAATGGTATAAAGCTAACACCATCTGGAAGATCTTGTTGTAGTAATCAAAATATGTGTACTAACAAATGTGACACAGTTAATTATGTGCAAAATAATTTTAAAGGATGGCATTGTAGCGTAGACAAGTTCTTTTTATACATTAGACAGACAACCGGTGAAGTCTTTACAAATAAAGATTGTAAAATGAATCATGATGGGAAAGTTGGTCCTATTGGTTATTTAAACGACACTCGATCTATTATTAATAATCTAAAAAAAGGAACACCTACTATTATATGTAAAAAGTCTGCGTGTTGGTGCGGACTGTGTGCTCCTAAAGCAAGTAATAAAACGGATTATACTACAATAATGGAAAAATATAAGAGATAAAAACTGTTAAACGTGTTCTTTAAATATAAGTTCCCATTCAGAAACTTTTTTAGCTTTAGGTATACACATACCACATCCGCAACGTGCATTAGGACAAATCATAGGAGTGTCTAATTGAATTTCGTCTAGCATTTGTTGAGTATTTGATAGGTTACCAATTGCACCTATAGTTCCGTCTTTACGTGCTTGGCAAGTTTGATGATGATATACTTCGCCAGTTTCTTGGTCAATGTGTAAAAAGAACCAATCAACCATACAGTGCCAACCTTTAAATTTATTTTCAACTAATTTAACTGGTTGCCAATTATCTTCAACTAATCCTTCTAAGCATCTTCCGCCACAACACTTACGACCCATTTCTTCCCCTTCAGCAGGACGTTGGGCTTTTTCAGTTATACCAATGTCTTTCCAGAACCAGTCTACTTGATCAGCACTGTATTCGTGACTTGTTCGTCGCATAACGCCGTCACTATCTTTAAACCATCCAGCTTGGGTTTCATTACCGTCACCTAATGGAACAGCATTATATTTAATATTATGAATTTTACAAAATTCAACTATTTCTTTTGCTTCTTCGAAATAATCTACATGCATCATTACATTTATTTGTAGCCAGACATGTTCAAGTTCTTTTACTAGTAGTATATTATCAAGCACTCTTTGTTTTAGTACAGGATCAGCTTCAGCATGCCAGCTAATAGTAATTCCGTCTATATATTTTGCTATTCGGTCTATATGCTTCTCTGGCCAAGTGCCGTTAGTAGTTAACCCTACATTGTAACCTTCATAGGTTTTTATATATTTTACAATATTCCAAAACTGTGGGTTAACTGTAGGTTCACCACCTGTAAAATCTATATTAACATGTTGTTGATTTTTTTTATGTAAGTTATACTTTGTAGTCCATTCTTGTATAAAGTTAAATGTATTTTTCATTGAATCTAAAGATGCATGTTTACTTGTATTATTATGTCTACTTGCTAGACAATATGTACAATCGTAGTTACATCGTCTTCCTAGATCCCAGGTAACCATCATTGGTTCTGGATTAATTAAATTAATTGCTGTTGTTGTCGTTATCATTTGTTTATAACCTTTGTAAGAGGAATATCAGCAACACACGTACACCATTTACGTGTACATGTAATAGGAGTAACAGGTGATTCAAAAGTTCCGTTGTATATATTACCTAAACTTCCGCCTACTCTACAAGTAGCACGATGTACCTCTCCGTCCCAATTAATCATTAAACTTTCTAGACCAGCATTACACTGCCAACCTTCGAACTGATTTAACTTGTGTTTGATAATATCGTTAGCATGTATTTTAGTTTCTTCGTCTACTACACAGTTTGCTTTTACAGTTGCCGTTTTACTTAAGATCCATTCTAAGTCTTTTTCTTTATACCGCATATCGTCAAACCAATCGCGATCATCTGCCTCGGTCCATCGTATACGTCTGCACACATAAGGTATATTATGTCCTTCTAATAATATAGCAGCAGCTTTTACATCGTCCATATATTCATGATGACACATTAGATTAACTTGGAACAGCGTATCTTTACTTTCCATATCTAATAGCTGTGTATACCTTAGAACATTTTCTGATGCTCTCATAGAATGTTCGTTATCAAAATGTAAACTAAACACCCATTGGTCAACAGGTTGTTTTACATACCATTCGGGATGTCTTAGTCCGTTGGTTGTAACACTCAGCCATTGTAGTCGCTTACTTGCACATTCTAATATATCATTAATCTTAGGATGTACAGTAGGTTCACCACCAGTTAAACTTAATCGAATAGGTTTGTTTATTTGCTCTAGTTCATAAATGGTGTTAACCATAACGTCTAAATCAGTGTGTGGCGAAAAGTTATCATGTATTTCTGCAGGACAGTATGCACAATCTAAATTACAGCGTTTCCCAATGTTCCATTCAACATGGATACTATCTTGATGTCCCCAGCGACTTTCTACTTTAAACATATTGTTTAAACTCTGGGTTAGCTAATAAAAAATCTTGTCCCCGGGTTTTATCTAAACGTTTGTTAAATTCAATACAGTCTTGCCAGTGTGTGAGGTGCATATCTTTTGCTTGTAAGAAATTGATATTATCCTGTATTTGTTGTAGAGTAACCTGTTTAATAATGTCGTTTTCTTTTACTAGTTTATAGTCTAATACCTTAGTCTTCATTTGTTCTAAGCGGTTAACAACTTTTGTTTTGAGTAATTGTGGTATAACCTGCGCACTAAGAGCCATTGGATAGTTTACCCTATGCGAATAAAATATAATACCCATTTCTTCTAAGAAGTATTCAATAACTTCATCTATTTGCATAATGTTGTTTGCCTGTACAGTAAATGCACCTACTACTCTACTTACATTAGGAAAGCTCTTAAATACTTTTACATTTTCTTCTATTTCAGCAAACTTGCCGTTGCCTCTAATATATTCATATGTGTCGTGTATGCCGTCTATGCTTACGTTTACAGCAATGCTTTTAAACTTAGGCCAATAGTCGTGTATAGTACGTCCGCCTTTTATACCTAGCGTAGTACCGTTTGTAGCATACTTTAGTTCTATATTCTCACCGTACTGTGCAAGTTTGTCTAGTATCTTATAGTGGTATGGATCCATTAACGGCTCACCGCCTGCAAACTCTACACGTCTAAAGAACGGTAGTAGTTTTTCAAAACTTGACCACCAGTTATCTGAGTTGTCAAATGGTCCAATATATTGTCCTGGCTTGTCTACTAGTGCATCGACTGTTGGTATTAGATAGTTGTTTTCTTTTTTGTAAAATTCAGTAACTTGATCCCAATCTTTCCAGCTTGTACTGTCCAAAGGATTGCACATACGACACTTTAAATTACACAAGTTATTGAGCTTAATTTCCATTGTAGGAAACTCAAAAGGCATGCTGTAATCGTCGTCTAAAGCGTCTAATGCATCAGGGTACAAGTTGACCCTAGCTTCTGGTATTACCCCCGCTGTATGACGCTGTCGTAAGCTCTGTACACCCTGATCTTCAAGGTCAAAGCACGGTTTACATACATCAGGACGTTCGTCATTTAGTACTTGTCTGCGTACTTCTTTCATAGCATCGTTATTCCATGCTTCTTCCAAAGTTTCTTTTTGTATCCATCCAATAGGCTGACTACGACAGCATACTTTGATAGCACCATCTTCTCTTGTAGCTAATCCTGTAAATGGATGCATACAAAATGTGCAACTATTTGACTTTGCCAAGAGCCCACTCCCTTTCTTTACACCAAAAGCAGTTTCCACACTCCGGAACATTGTCACCTGGTTTATATGTTTTATAATTCAACCCTTCAAACTCTCCTTCACAACTTCGAGTAGTATCTAATAAATCTGTAATGTTGTGATTATAATATTGTTGTATGATCCAGTCTTTTTTAGTATACACGAAAGGATGACAAATGTCAATACCATTATGTACAAAATGTGGCTCAATGTGTCCATAGTCACGTTCTTCAACTTTGCCCGGAATATCAACATCTGGATTCATATTTACACCTGCATAAAGCGCATCTAAGTTGTACTTGTGTGCAATATACTCGTTGTGCGAGCGTAGTATAATTCTGTTGCCTGACTTCATTTTTCCATATTCGTCTTTGATAAGATATTCTGTAGGTTCTTCTAACTCAGGCGGAACTAAATTCTTATGTACATAAAACATATGATCAAAGTTATTTTTAAACCATGCAATTACATTGTCGGCAACGTCTTCTTGCCAAGGTCTTGTTTTCCAGCAACGTATTTGTGTATTAAAATGTATTTCTATAGTTGTACTTACATTTTTACATATTAAGTAAGCGAGTAATGCACTGTCAGCGCCACCACTTAAACTAATTCCAATACGTTTCCAATCTTTATTAATATTTAACAATGTATTATATCCTCAAACCAATGACAGTTATTGTATTTAATTTTTGTATTTTCAATTTTTTGAATTGCTAGTTTAATATCTTGATTACTATATTGTAAGTGTGTCATAGGATATTCTGATAGTATTGTACTAGTACATAATAATGTATCATCTTTCATAAACTTTGTTATTTTGTCAGTGTTTTTTATTAAATCTACGTGTATAAATGATATGTTAGTATTTTTGCGCCAAGTGTTCCATAACGGAAAAAAATTCTGTACTGTATCAGTTTTAAGTGAATTAGAAAATATTAAGTCTGATTCTATAATAGGCTCGAGTAAAATATCTTTATCTTTACACCAATCCAAAACAAACGTCTCGTAATCGTTTCCGTCCCAGTTTGCATACAGATGTTTTTTAAATTCAATATTATAAAAATTTGTATCATAGAATACTAATGTATTGCTACTTGCATTTAATGCTGTCATTTCTCCTAGAAATCCAGTTGCTGGAGATATCACAGTGTCTATATTTGAAAACATAGGAGAGTTTTCAAAGTGCCAAACGTTTAGAACTTTAAATTCTAATAAGTCATTGATTAATTCAATAAACAATTCTTGTGCATTATCTAATCCTTCTGTAATTTTTAGACTCTTAAGAGCGTCTTCAAACCTATCAGTATTTTGAAGAGGATAACAATACCCTCGAGCTGGCAAATGCATACGTAGTCTGTTAGGAGGATATCGCCAATTTTCGTCCCAGTTACTAACACTAAAATTGTTTTCTAAACATTGTTCGATTATCTTAGTACCAAATTTGTCGTGTCTTGTTACAATATTATCTTCCATTGTAACGTATAAAGGAGCCCAGCCGCCGTGCATATCTTCAACACTCCGGCGTAAGTATTTGCCTTTAGCATATCCTTCATTAAAATTTAAATTTTTAAATGCAGATGTTCTTAATATAAAAAATTGTTCGTGAAAGTGTGGAGTTGTCTCATCGTCTTTTTGTAGTAAATGTGCCATTAGCCCTATATTAGACGGAATGTTATGTATGCTATTCCATATATGATCCGGCTCTAATATCACAGTGCCTGCAGTTGCTACTATGATTAACTCTGTTTTATCTAAATATTTTTCAATATCGTAATACGAATCTACAACTTCGATCGGGTAACCGTCATTATTAGTGATACTAATAAACGATTTAGTTATCTGCATCATTTTATCATTTAACCAAGCACTATTAGAAAAGCTCGGTACTAAAACGAAAATCGCCTTGTGCATTTTGATCCTCCATTGCTTGATTCATTATTGATTTCCATTCATCTGTTGAATCGTAGTGATGTACTATTAGATGATATCGATCTTGATTACTATCATTCTTTACAGAGTGTGTATAACTAATATTTACAGCATAAGCATCTCCAGGTAAAAAGTTTAAAGTACCTTCTTCCCAGTGCCATACACATTCTTTAGGATTTGATATTGCAAAGTTTACAGCACCTAGTACTTTATGATCAGTATCAATATGTGGCTCAATATATCCTCCCGGCTCAAGCAACATAAAACGAACTCGAGCATAATGGTTACTAGGATACACTTGTTCTAACCATTTTTTTGTAACAGGACAAGAATCAGCTATTTCTGTCCATTGCATATCACTTACAGCATCTTGGCAAGAATCGTAATATTCAGCCCAGGCATACGGTTCTTTACTAGACTTGCCTATAATAGGAAGGCTATACCAACCTTTGGTTTTGTAGGTACTTCTGTATTCTATAAATTTATCTTTTAGTGCAGAAGCTTCTTTTAAAATTTCTTCATGTGGAAATGGAATATTTAATTTTAAACACTTAGCATTACTAAAAAGATATTCTCGACCTATGTCCATCTCTCGTACCTTTTTAAATTTTCTAAAAATTTCTCAGGGTGTATTTGCCATACTGTTTGATCAGTATGTCTATAATGTATGTCTTTGATTTTTTCAACAATGCCTAATTTAGCAAGTGTAGGAAAGTAATAGCTGTGTACTAATCTTTGGCTAGCAACAGTACTTGAATTACTTGTAGCATACATATTACCGTGTCCTGCCCATTTAATACATTGTGGAAGTAAAAATTGATCTGTTAAATTTTGATGTTCGGCAACTAACTTTTTAGGAGTAATAAGGCCTTTGTCCTTGCGGGACTCTGCAAATGTGCATACTCTAGTAAGTATTCTATAACTGTTTGGTCCCATAACATCGTCAAAACTGTGTGCTGCACAACTACCAACAGCACGATTGTTTTCGTATAATATCCAAACTTGCCATTCACGTTCGTTATTAAAGCAATCAATCATTGCTTTTTGACTACTGTTATTAACAAATCCTCTACTAGTTGCTTCTGCATAAAACTCAGTTAGATCAAGTTGAGGGGTCCACTCTACTAGATTAAACATAAATTTCTTTAGCCTTTTCCATTACATCATCTCTAAAGTTTGTTTTAAAACTATCAAATGCTAACAATTGTATTTTTTGATGTTGAGTCGGAGCATCAACGTCAATACCATTTGCTTGCATTTTAGGAAATAAGTCTGCTTGTCTATCTTCACTAATGTGGCTCATTACACTACGTAAACTTATATCGTCATCACTTGAATCGTATGTAAAGAAATAATTCATACTTTTGAGTTTACCGTCTACAATAAAATAGCTGCTAGGATGCAAACTGTATTTTGTTAGTCCTAAGTCTTTGTGTGCTTGTATTATCTCAAGCATCTGTGTGTCCCAGTCTGGTAAAACTTTTGAATAATCTGTACCTGTACAGCCTGCAAGTTCCCACATATCAGGACCGTCTATTTCTAAGTAGACTTTTCGAAACTCATAGTCAATTTCAAATGCTGGTACATGCTGAGGATACTCCTCACGCATTAGTCTAAGATACTTTATTTCACGTTCAAACTTTTCATCCATTAAGTCTGCATCAACAACTTGATTATGTCCTCCGTGGTATCCTTCATCGTTGTAATACCATTGACAAAACTTTCGTTTGTCGTTACTAATAAGGCTAGTGTAGATAAGATTGTTTCTACATAGTCCTTTTTCAGGTACATTGTTGTAATAATAGTCATAATGATTCTGCATACTATTACTTACCGATAAGTATATATATGATTAAAGGAATTGGCGGGAAGCCCTATATAAACTTAGACCCTTACTTAGATATAGATGGATTTAAACAAATGCATCCTGAAATTTGTAAAGGATTTGCACTTGCACGTGACTATGCAAAAGAAGGCACCTGGATGGCCCCTGGCTTTGATTGGAAAGATGCTAGTTATATAATGAACTGGAAACCAATCTATAAAGCATGGGAAGAGTATCAAGAACTAGATGATACTAATCCTATCAAGATTGAAGGTAATAAAATATTACCTAAAGATTTTAGTGATTACAAACAGCGTAATATCTTTACACGCTATCTTAAAACTACATTAGGAGCAAACGATCCGTACATATATTACTTTTTATGGAATGAAGGTGACTGGAATCAACGTAGTGCTGAACGTCAAAAAACAGAAGAAGCAATGTACTTTCCAGGAGTAGTTAATTGGGTTGAAAACTTACAAACACAAGGAATTATTGATCGTATTGGCAGAGTTATATTTTTTCACTGTGACCATAATGGTCGAGCATTTGAACATAGAGATTTAGACGCAGACAATGGAGTACATGATGATAATCAATATAGTCCGCACAACGATGAATTTATACATATACGCTATCGCACAAAGAGAGGATTCTATGTTTGGGATCCCGAGAGCGAAAATAAACACTACATAAACTGTAATGCAGCATTTTGGAATGACCAAGACTGGCACGGCGGCGAAAGTAGTACAGAAGTAGAATACGGATTACGTATTGATTGTAAATTTTCAGAATCGTTTAAAAAAGCACTTGGTATAGATTACTTAGATACTTACTAGCCCCAGATATTAAATAGATACTTAGGTTCTAATCCTGCATTAGCACCAGCATGCCAGCTCTTTCTATCTGGCCATTGATATACATTTCCTTGTGCTTCGTTATAAAAACACTTGTCTTCTACAATAAATGTATGTCCAGGTTTAGGAATATCAATATGACAGTGATATCTTTTCATATCACCTGTAGAATTTAACGTAGCTTCGTCGTCTGTAATATCCCAATGCCATGGAGCAATATCACCAGGTTCTACTTTACTAATCCAGCAATTTATATAAGACGTCATTCCTGTAAATGCCATAAATTTATCAACTACTTCTTTTGAAAACTGTTGCCCTGGAAAAAACATACCCCAACTAGCATTGCCGCCTTCTGCTTTAAATTTATATCCTGCATCTCTAATAGGCTGAACAACCTCATCTACGCCTTCTACTTCATGTCCTACATCATGTCTAGGCCCTATATAGGCAGGCGACACGTTATTAATTTCGAGTATAACAGCATTCCAGTCAATAACATCATTACAATTTCCTATAAATTTAATCATTTAATGCTCCTCCGGGCCAGTCACCTATATTATTTTTTAATGTGTAATTATATGCATAGTCAACATCTAGATAACCGTTTTTAAATATAAATCTATCTTTGTTGTTTATAACACTTTTAAGAATCTTTTCTGATATCTTGTCTTCTTTTGGTATACATGCATGTAAATCCATGATGTGCATCTTATCTTCCTTTATGTAAAATGTATGCGGATAAGCATTAATTTTATAAACATCTATACTTTCTAAATCTTTTAATATATCTTTAATTTGCTGTCGCCAATCACTAGGCAATTCTTTGTTATGATGTAGCATATTATTAATATTCGTATTATACCATTTGAAAGTTATTTGCATTGTTTTAGCATCTACACTTATAATTTCAGGAGCATATGATTTATGACTTACTAATCCTATTCCTCTTAGTTCCATATCAAACCAATATTTTTCATGAAAAGACATTACAAAGATATCATCATTATAATAACCATTATACATTGGAGTAGGTGTACACGCATATCCGTCTATATATTTTTTAAATTGTACTAGGTTATTCATATGTAAGCTCAAAGTTTTCTGGCATTATTTTCTTAATATGGATTAATTCTTCATGAGTAGTATTAAAACTTACAATGTTATTATTTACACTGAACGAATTTATACAGTTGCGTTTGTTTGCTCGATTAAGCCATGGACTTAGTGTTTGATCAAATTGATATCTGCCGTCGACACCTTGCACACGTATTTTTATATTAATACTATTTTGTATATCGGCGTTTGTTAATAATTTTCTTACAACTAGTTGATATCTTGTGCTGTCACTAAAATTTACAGCACTGTGCAATATTCCAGCATCCATGCTATACCACAATCCTAATTGAGTTGTATGAAATGTTTTATTTTCTAAGTCAACTAGATAGTTTAAACCTTCTCCTAATGCTAGATGCCATCGGTCGTCAATATCTGCATGTGCGGTATAACACTTCTCTATATCTAATTTAATGATGCGAGCTTCACCAATAACAGTTTGATTTAAACTATTAAGCAGTTGTTCCCAAGGTGTGTTTTTAAATTCTGGTTTAATAGTCCACGGGTCATAAAAAAATGATCCAGTAGAGTTGTTTAAACTAGTTTTGAAATTGCTTGTGTTAAAGCTATCAATAGCTGTTTTGATAAGAGAATGACTTACTGTACAATTAGTATTTACGATCATAAAAGTATTTATGAACGTGTCTTAGTAACTAATTATAAATTGATTAGAATAAATCAGTCCAAGCTGTACCGTTGTAGCATTGTAATTTATTTGTTGCTGTAAGGTATATAATCATACCTGCTGACGGTGTTGGTATTGCAGCATCTCTAGCGGCTGTGTCAGCATAAGGTGTAGCTTTAAATGTAGGCATTTCAAATGTGCCTCTAGAATCTAAACTACCGTAAGTGGTATAGGTTCCGTCATGATCGTGTAACGTAAACAGCAATTTTCCTGGTAATGTATTAGTACCTGTAACTGTATCAATTTGTGTAGTAATAAGTGACTTTGTTGATTCTACAGAACCATCCCATGCTACGCCGTTAAATGATCCAATTAAGTCGCCCGTTGCTACTGTTAGCGGAGCACCTTTAACACCTTTTGCACCTACTACAGACATGAATGCCATATCTTCGTCATTACTTGATACACCATACTTATATTGTAAAAATTGATTACCTTCAAAAATTACAGTATTTTCAAGTGATGAAGTAATAGTATTGCCTTCTAGTGTTATTGTTCCGTTACCAATTTTAAACTGATCAGCATCAACAAATATAGTAGTAGAATCGTCACTAAGTACTGAACCAGTAACATCGCCTTGTATATTGGCTGCTGTTAGTGTATCTGTTACAGCATCATAAATTGTGCTACTAGAATCATTAATAATGTTTCCTGATATAGCAATTGACTCTACAGTAAGTTGTTGATCAACTGTTGCACCGCCTGTATGAACATGTTTCCATTGACGGTTCTCTGTACCTAAAGTATATGTTTGTGTTTGTGCTGGACGTAGACTTGAATTAATAACACCGCCTACAGTAATTTCATCACTAGTGTCATCACCTAGACCAATATTTCCAGTAGCATTAATAGTACCATCAATATTAATATTACCTGTACCTGTTATGTTATTTCCGTTAAGACTTAAATCACCGCCAAGTTGCGGTGTAGTATCGTTAAGTAAATCAAACGATGTTGCGTCTACTGGACCAATTAGTGTTCCGCCTACAGTTGCTCCGTCACCGACATATAATTTTTTAGTATCGGTTACATAAATTAATTCACCCTGTAGCGGGGTTAATAATAGTCTTTCAGCACTTGTGCCACGTCTTAATCTTAAAGCCATTTAAATACTCCTGGTATCATTCTTATAATGTATTTATGCCAAACACTAAAACTTACTTTCGTTTCTTCATAAAAGAACGGGTTCGTGCTTGTATATCCTCTTTTAATCGCTTAGTATCTAGCCTAAAATCTACATTAGCAATATGGTTATCATATTGACGGAATAGTTCTTCTAATGTAGACTCAACATTATCTGGGGCTGCTTGCTTTTTAGACTTAGCAATATCAATTTCCCATACTTTACCATCATTAAACGACACAATGACTGAATGAAGATATTCTAATGGAACAACTTCAATGTCAATATCCTTAAAGACTTCAGGCCAATGGTCGATAACTTCTCGAGGCAGTTGAGAATCAGGTTGTGATTTTTTAGACACTCTCTGCAGTAGTCTTCTTCTTGGCTGTTGCCTTTTTAGTTGGAACCAGCTCTTCTGCCTGCTTTCGTAAAAGTTGTGCTTCTTTAAACAATGTATCAGCTTGTGAACGATATTGTGCAGCTAACTGATCATCAGTTAGAACACCGTCGTCTGTTGGTGCAGGTGTTGCCATTTCGTTAACTGATGCAACCCGTTGTGTTTTTGCTGAATTATCTTTAACAGCAAGATCATCAACACTGACACCTTTTTGTTCAGCAATAATTTTATTAAGCTCATCAAGCATAACAGTAGTTTTAAGATCAGGAGTCATTTCTACTGTGTTGGTTGGAACTTTAACCAGTTTGCCTGTTGTATGAAATCTTGCAAGCATATTACTACCATCTGATAGTCTAGTTCTTCCCATTACATCAGCAAGTTCTTCTGCTGTCTGTCCTGAATTAGATTCTACTAATTTCATTAATGTGTCATGATCTGCAGCTTCTAAGTTTTCTGTTGTTACTACAATAGCACTTTCTCCATCACCTGGAACAGTTCTATATGCAACGATTACTTTTCGTTGATTATTTTTAATTCTACCTACGTGTTTAAGCATGGTAATTATTCTCCTTTGGGTTCTGCCGCAGGTTCAGCACTACCTTCGGTTTGTTGTGCTTGTTGTGCCTGTACAGCAGCTAAAAATGATTCTAACTTGTTATATACTTGTCCGATAGTAACCATTTCGTTTGGTTTAAATGCACCACGTTGACTTGCAACGTCGATGATACTTTTAATAGCACCTAAGTCATTAATAGTCAATTCTGTAGCTTGACCTTGTGGTGCTTCTGTTGGTTTATTCTCTTCGCTCATTCTATACTCCTATTTTTAAGTTATGTGCGTCTACTATATTTACTAGTATTTCAAATGTGGGCATGCCAAAGTGAAATAAGAAAGTTCTTTAGGATTCTCAAATCCTACTTTAATGCAAGTTGTAATTGAACTATTGTTCTCTTGATTCCTTATAGATAGTGTCTTGCCAAGATAGTACCTGCCTTTTAAATGGTCTCTAATCCATTTTGATAATGCATCTTCAAGATTATAAGTCATAGGTAGTACAATAAACTCAAAATGCGAAGGTGGCACTTTGAGTTTTCTTAGGTTAAAAAAATTTAAAGAATTAGGTTCTTTTAATTTCAAGCCGCTACCTCGTAGTGTGCTGTTTGACCAAATGGTGCTTGTAGGTTTTTATCATGATGCGAGTGAATAACAAATACTGTATCACAGTAATCTTCATCTCCCCAACTATCCCAAGCATACCCGTCTGTAAACATAAGGAATTTTTTAGGAGCAATATCATGTTCTTTCATGTATGTCCAGTTAGCCATAAAGTCAGTGCCGCCACCGCCTTTTATTTCATAGTCTGTAATCTCACGTCCGTCATCTGCACTAAAGTCATCTTCACCATATACTTCTGTATCAAAGCACCAAATTTTAATATTATAGTCTTTATACTCGTCCATAATACCTTTTACTTCACCTAAGAAGTCCTGTGCTTGTTTATTACCAATAGAGCCACTCATATCTAATGCAATACAAATATCAATTGTTTGATCAAAGTTCATGCCTGGAAGTACAGCGCCACTCTGCCAACCTTTGCGTGAAGGTCGACTAAATGAATAATCACTTTTAATCGTTGACTGTATTTGTTGACGTAGTATTTCACGCCAGTTCATTTTAGGTTCAGTAAGCTCATTAATCATACGTTGTACGCCGGCAGGTGTATTACCAGCACCAGCACTTTGTGCGGCATTAATAGTAGCTTCTTTTATTTCGTCTTTAATTTGTTTAATTTCTTCTTTAGAGTACTTAGGCTTTTGCTTGCTAACACCATTTCCGTTTGCATCTTTTTGTTCGCCTGCACCGGATTTTCCGTCTTCGCCTTCGTTATCTAAATGTTCGTCTAGCATTTCGCCAAGTTGTTCTAAAAATTCTTCGCCATTCTTTTTGGCTGTTTCGAACAATTCGTCATAAACTTGTTCACTAGTCCATCCTTCATATTTAAAGTCTTGATAGCAATCTACAATCTTAGGTTTGTGTCCAATTCGATCACGTACTAGTAGATTATTTACAATGTAATCAGCGGCAATGTTATATAACATAGGATTACGTTCTTCACGTCGACCTAAGTGATCAAATACCATATGCAAAATTTCGTGTGCAATAACAAATTCAATTTCTTTATTATCCATTGCATTAAAGAATTGTGTGTTATAATAAAGGTTACGTCCATCTACAGCCGCTGTTGGTAGCCAGTCATCTGCTGCTAGGATTTTTAAACGTGTAGCCATGTTACCAAAGAACGGATGTCTAAGCAATAGACCTACTCTTGCAACAACAATTCGATCGTATACTTCTACACGCATTTCTTCAAGTTGCTCGGGAGTAATATCTGGATTTGGTTGCCAGTTTTTAAGTTTACTTGCGGTTTCTTTAGTACTCATAATCTTTGCCCTTTATTTAATTTATATATACATTATACTATTATTTAAGACATTTGTCAAGAGAAAAAAGGCGAGTCCAAAAGAACCCGCCTTTTTAATATTAAGCCTGTTGTGCGGCATTAATATACTTGCCATAACGTTCGTGGAATTCATCAAAGCACTCCACTTCGTCTGGATCAATGGGCAATTGGTACTGAGTAAGTGCGAGCTTAATGCCCATTACAACTAATTCAGTATCAAAATTATCCATTGCAAAGCGCAGGAAGTTATTGACTTTAGAATCAAACTTTTCATCATTAGAGTCTGATGCTTCTTTCAATTCGTAACAAAGTGAAACTGTTAAGGAATACATTGCACTGATTTCTTTAGTTTTCATCTCCTTTACTTTTCCTGCTAAAATATCAGTTGGATTAGGCATGCTCGCCGCTACCTTACGATGAGCCATAAACTTGACAGCCAATCCTTCACCAACTGCACCACTAACCAAATCAGTAGTAGTGTTTTCATCCAAATTGTCTTCTAGCAATTCACTTACAAAAGACCAACTACGTGGTGTTGCAAATGAACGGCTCGGACTTTTTGGATCAAAATCGTATAAATCTTTTTTTGCGAAAGTCAAATAACCAACAACATCTTGGTGTATATTGTTTTCAACACTCCAGTTAAACCAGTCATCAAAGTTAACAGCAAGTTCCAAGTGGATGAAACGATTAGCTAACGGAGCAGGCATACGATATGTAACGCCTTTGTCTGCTTCACGATTACCTGCCGCTACAATCATTACATTGTCTGGAAGTTTGTATGTACCAACCTTACGATTAAGAATAAGCTGATATGCTGCTGCTTGTACACTAGGCGCCGCAGAGTTCATTTCGTCTAAGAACAGTACAATATTATCGTATTGTGCTGCAAATTCTTCGCTTGGAAGTTCGCTAGGCGCACCCCAAACCATTGTACCCGAGTTACTATCAAAGTACGGAATACCTTTAATGTCTGTAGGTTCCCATAATGACAATCGAATATCAATTAAGTATGATTTTGTAAAGCCATCTGTAATTTGCTTTACAATATCTGATTTACCAATACCTGGAGGTCCCCAAAGGAAGATTGGACGCTTTTTACTCAAAGCGTGTTTAATTGAGGTTTTTGCGCCGTTTGGGCTAACTGTACGTGTTGCTGTATCCATTGTATATTCCTCTTGTGTTGTCATCAGTGCTAAGTTAATTTCTAACTATATATACAGTATATGGCCTATTTGGAAGAATGTCAAGTGTTTTTTTAATTATTTTTGTCTTTTCATGGCTTTTGTTAGGCCATATTTACGGATATCTCCTGAGAAAAGATGAAGTTCGAGTGCTTTCTTTTCGTCCGTAACAGTTATACTTCTTCTGCCCATATAATAAGGACAGTCGATAAACTTGTCTAAAAAAATAATAGTTTGAGTAGTTAGTTCAAAGTCTTTGGGATAAGGTACATCGTATATAGATAATTGTATATCTTCTGTAATACAACGAAAACCTTCGTCAGTTAAGCGCAATCCGCCTTGTTCTTTGTTACGAGTATTTTGCCACCATTTAGGCATGTATTCTTTAAGAGTAGCTTCTGTAACAGCTATATCTAAACTCTTTAAGAATATCTTAGTATAGGTATCTTTCCAGTTCATTGGTTATCAAAGACTAGTTCACCTTGAGTCAACTTCACTACAGTAAACTCGTCACAGTTAAACATTTCGTTTAGTTTTAAAGCAAGGTTGTGAGCGTGACCTGGATTAGAAAAACTAACCTTTTTATACTTTGGCCCAGGATAATTTGTAAGGGCGTTAGCACTTTTTAAATTGAAAGGTTGACCTTGATAAAACACAGCCCAAATTGCTTCGGCTTGAAGAACTTGTTCACTCTTATAAGTTTTTTTATCAATGTTTTCTAATAATACTGTTGGTTTAGGTCTACTCATATACGTAATTCCTTTAATTAACTACGTATATATTTATCTCTTTTTAGTTATATATGTACTTAACTAGTAGCAACACCAACCAGTAATAATGTATTTTGTTTCGGTAGGAGCAGGTACTCCATAATGATAGTGTGTCCATCCTGCAGGCCAAATAACAGTAAGTCCGGCATGACTGGGTGTAACAACATTTTGTTGAGTAAACATAGTTCCACCGCCATCTTTAATAGTAGTAAGATATGTCATATAAGATAGATGTCGTTGTGCGTGTTCGGGATATCCGTCATTCTCACAATGTGCTACACTATATGAATCATTAGGTTTGTATACTTGAATCCTTGGCCTAGTGAATCCCCAAGGTTTAATATGTTCAACTGATCTAGGATATTTATTTGTATAGTGTTGTATAGTGCTAATAAGTTGCCCACAATATTCTTCGCATAAGTCGTTATCAAACTCACCGAAGTCAGACCATGAATACTGTCTAGGTTCGTCATAGGTTAAACTAGATGAATCCAGGTCGCATTTGTCAACTATACGCTGACAAAGGTTGGTACTAGTATACCATCCTCCTATAAAATCATTAGTTAAAAGCTCATGTTCTACCAATTTTGTCCGCCATCTAGTTGAACTTGTACAACATTATCTTCTTCGTTTTTCTTCAACAGTAGGGCTTCTAAATCGCCGTTTAAGCGTGTCATTACTTCGCCTAGTGTAAATGCTAGTCTTTTTGCATTTTGTATATCTAACTTAACTTCTCGTTGCTTTGAAGCATCTGCACCTTTTACAGCATTAATAAATTGTTGTATTGGTATAGTGTTTAATTGTTCATTGTCCATAGTATCTCCTTTATTGTATAAAAAACATCTGGTTTAATCTATACAAATCGTTTATATATTTGCCTGGCTTTATATATGGGTGATGATATAATTTTGAACTATATAAAATGAATCGATTATATTTCATTTCTGCTATATGTTCTAATTTCCAATCCCCTACACTATCAGTTACAAATTCGTTGTACGGCTCTGTGTCAGTAGTAGACTTTCTTAGTTCACTACCATTTCCTGTAAACTTGTTATTAAAAGAATAAAATCCAGTACCACCTTCGCATTCATCAGGAGTATTTAAAAATACAGTTCCGGCAAATGCATTTGCATCAACATGATCAACATGCGGTACTCTTGGTTTAATCCATTCATCTTGCATAACATTTACTATAAATGTTGCTGCAGACAATTTTTCAATAATGTAATTGTCCGGCATTTTACTCCAGGTACTAGGCCAAACTTCCTTAATTATATCGTTGAACAATGGACCAAAGTGTGCTAATGAAAATATTGAATCTATTCTGCCACCTGGAAAGTTATTAACTAAAGACTTAGAATTAAAACATGGCGGTATGTCTAATGCTAATTGTCTAACAGCATCTGGATTAGCATATAAGTTATCTATTGTTACTATAGGCCAGTTACCTACTGAACCTAGTCTAGTTATAGAAATTTTTAGATCAGGATTAAGTTTAAATGTTTCAGCTTCATCTATGATCTTTTTATGCATTTAGTACCTCAGGTATAAATTTAGTTCCAATAATCTCATGGGCTTCTTGATTGTAATGGACTTCATCTTGTAACATTTTGCTTATATCTTTATTTAAGTTTTTCTTAATCCAAGATTGTGCTGATGTTGTAAATAGTTTTGTTTGTGTAAGATTATAAAACTCATTTAAATTACTGGGTAGTTCGACATGATCATTTATACGCCATATGTATACTTTAATATCTCTTTCTCTACACATAGCATCAATAAGTGCAATGTCTTTGCAATATTGTTCGTATACCATATGAGTTAGCACCTGATGATGTACTACAGTTTTATAGTATCCTTGTTCATCACCCGGCCAAGATTTAGGTACCCAATGTTGCGGCCACTGTTGATTGCCGTCGATTAAACCTTTGCCATTAAACTTAATTTTATCACTCCATTCAACTATGCTATAATCTATGGTAGAAAAATCAGTGTGTAATGTAAAGTCTTCACTATCTTCGTGTGTTGTTAAAAAATAATCATTAGGTAGTTGGGTAAATCCAATATCTTTAGAATACCCCATTTTCCATCTATCCCAATGTGTTGTTTGTATGACTATCTTATCTATGTTAGAATATTTTCTAAGCATGTTTGATATCCATCGAGGATATACTGAATTTGGTGCACCTGGATCAGCATAAACTATACAAGGATTTATTTCTTTTGCATAAAATCTTGCATAACAATTCGTGTCGCCGAATTTGGGGTCATCAAAAGAATGCGCCCAGTAACCTCCTGAGTGACTATCCCCAACAAATAAAGTCTTATTTTGCATTTGCACGACTCAGCTGCTGACGCATTTCTAAATCGGTTTTAAACGGGCCTTCAGTTTCATAACGTTCGACAGTAATAAGTTTAGGACAAAAACTTTTAACCCAGCCCTTGTCAAACTTAATAATAAAGTATCCTGCACAGTATAAGCTCTTAGACTTTTTACTTTTTGTAAATAATGCAAGACGTTGTTTGACATCAAACATTGGATTGTAAGGTGCGCAACTAGTATTAAATCCGTAGATTTTAAATTCTTTTGTTTCACTTACAGGTTCTAAAGAAGACCAAGTAATGTCAGCATCTAAATTTTTAGTTAGTGCTTTTATATTTTTATAAAATTTAGTGCCGCCACCTTGTGATGAATACATCAGTTGACTATCATCACCAATACTTAGTGTAGCAACTTTTTCGCCTTCGCTTTCAACTATCCAAAATTTATTCTTTAAAATTTCTTTTGCACTTAATCTTTCTGACATATTATGCTCCTTGATATTTTGCTTGCAACGGTGGAGAAAAGTGTTGCGCTTGATCAGCAACTCTTTGCATATCCCATTTAGCACAGAACTTCATAAGACGCATGCCTACTTGTGTAATGTCTTTAGGTTCTACCTCTGCAATAGTATTATTAATTATCTCTCTAATTTCTGTAGGCTGTGCTGTAAGATCGCACAACACAACATTTCGGTTGTAATCATCTAGTACACGATGCTCATCACCATTATGATCAGTCCAACGCTGTAGCATCATGTTATTCCAATTGTAACCTTTAGTACCTTTGTCTTCGTATGCTTCAATAAGACCTACTTTATTCTTAGTACCTTTCTTACGTACACCTGGATAAGCACTAAACACGTTGTCACTAGTATCACCACGCATACACTTCTCAAACAACATAAAGTCGGGATTAGGTGCAGGCTTAGCTTCTTTAGTTTTCTTATCAATTACATGATTACCTTTCTTATCAAAGTAACCTTCGTGTGTAATTGTAACATCTTGTATGCCGTTGTACTGTTTTACATTAGGAGCAATTAGCTGTGCAAAGTCACCGTCTGTGCTAATAATAACATGATTGTCGTTAGGGTGTGCTTGTACCCAGCCTGCAATCAAATCATCTGCTTCTAGTTGCGGATGTCGCATAACAGTACAATTAGTTTTGTCTGTAACAAAATCTTTAAACTCATCAAAGATCTCCCAAAACGCTGTATCTTCTTCTGCTTCTTTTACAGTAAGTGCATCACGTGCAACTTGTCGATTGCGCTTGTAAGGCTCATAATAGTCCTTGCGCCAGCTACGACCTTCTAAACAAAATACAACATGACTGCCATTAAAATCTTGCCATGCTTTCTTAACACTATTAAGTGTAATATGTAGGGCCATACCAACTTTAGTATCTAAGTCACCACGTACTACGTGTCGAGCTCTAAAGAACGTATTTGCTGTATCTACTAGTATATAAGTTTCCATGTTACGCACACCCCGATACACATATCATAAATGCTTCATTACCAAGTACTTGTACAAGTACCCATGTAATTGCGATAATTTCTATCATAGTTCTGCCTTTGTATAATTTATAGTGTTATTGTAACACCAAATCTGGCTGTTGTCAAGCATTAACTTACTTCACTTTTGCCTTTATCAATAGGCACAACATTAATATATCCTGCACCTCTTGTAGTATCCATGCCTTCTTCTTCAAGCATGTTGTACACAATATCTCTAAACCAACGATCTACAATTTCTTCTTCCGGATCAGCTCTTTCACCGTAACCGTTTTGTATAAGCTCTGTAATAAAGTATTCGTTCCAATCAAGTTCAAAAAATCCGTTACGGATATTTTCTTTATTTACTTGCATGTCAAGAACATTAACCCAAGGCTCTTTTTTACGTGTAGCATAAGCCTTAGGATCTTTCTTTTTAAGAAGAGTAAGTTCTTCTTCTTTAATACGTGCTTCTTCTTTATCGAGTCCTGTTAGTTTTTTTAACCAGTTTTTCATAATAGTCCTTTTTCCCTTAGCTCTTCATCAAGCGGTTTGTTAATCTTAGCAGTCATAGCACGTTCATGCTGTGCATTTTTATATGCCATAGACTTTTTAAGTTCCCCAGGCATTTCCGAATAAACTGATGTGGAGTCTTGGAGTGAATCTCCATCCTCTTTCCATACAGGCTTCCGCCACGTCTTTAACGTTGAGGGAATATTCTTCACTGCGTCCGCCCATTGGCATAAGATATACCGGACATTCCACCCCGGCACTTCTGTAAGCGTCCACAGCTTTTGTAACTTCGTCAAAGTCGTCATCAGTAGCCACAACAAACTTAAGATAAAGCTCACTATTGTTAACACTGCTATACTCACTAGCAATATTAGGTTTAATAGCAGTCTCCCAAGGTTCTCCTGAGACACTAAGTTTTGGGGAACAGCTCCAAGTGACCGTAAGTCTGTTGCTATCGTTGAGATAGTCTCGGAGACCGTTGTGTAAAGGTTGTGTAGTGTTTGTTTCAAATGTAACATTTTTTAAGTCCTGCATACGTGGATGTTCAAAGAGTTCTACGTATAATCGTTGCCACGCTAACAACGGTTCTCCACCTGTCATGATCAAGTGTATGTCTTGACCATTATCCATTGTCCACTTACCTTCTGGAGTAAGCGACAGCAAATGTTCAACTACTTCTTCAACTTCTGCTTGTTTGTTAAAGTGTTTGAATTCTGGGTATATACTTGCATATGTATCACAACCTGTATGAATAATAGGCAAATCGTTAAACTCTTTTGTAGTCTTGTGTACATCGTTTGCAATTAGATCTGCAACTTCTTGATTATGTATAACACCTGCTTTTTGTTTTTCGTCACGCATAGGTTCATTCTTTAAACCAAAGTTCATACAACGAAAGTTACAACCGAATGTGCGTAGGAATACACTGGGTACTCCTACAAACTTGCCTTCACCTTGTACGCTATAAAACGCTTCTGAATATCTAAGTTTCATTAGCAACTAAACTCCTGTTGTAGTTTAATGTTATCAAAGAACTCTTTCTTTGTACCTGCATCATGTTTAAATGCACCTTTAAGTACAGTTGTTTGTGTAAGACTACTATGCGCCATAATACCGCGATTCTCACAACAACCATGTGTTGCTTGAATATACACACCTAAATGTTCAGCACCTGTTGCACTTGCAATTTCACGTGCAATATCATTTGCAAGTTCTTCTTGTAGTGTGCCACGTCGAGCGCACCATTGTGCAATACGTGTATACTTGCTAAGACCAATTAGTTTGTCTGCGGCAATAATACCAATGTATGCAGTACCTACTACTGGCTGATGATGATGTGAACACATGCTTTTTAGTTCTGAACGTACTACTAACATACCTTCATAGCGTTCTTCGCTATCATTAGGAAATGCTGTTGCACTCGGAATAGGGTCATAACGTCCTGCCATAATCTCATTGTAGTACATTTTAGCAAGACGTCTCGCTGTACCTTCTGAATTAGGATCGTTATATCTATCAATTACGAGAGCATCAAGTACATTGTTAAATGCAAGTGTTGCATCATTGATTAGTTCTTCTTTGTCACCGTCTTGTAAGACTTGACTAATATTGTCGCCGGCCCAATAGCGAATGTTTGCTTCTTGCAAACGGGCTTTAATTTCTTCACTTTTACTCATTTACTTCTCCGATGTTTAGGCAGTGGATTGCCGGTTAGTATACAATGCACAATAGTTATATTATACATTGTATTTAGGTTTTTGTCAAGAGTATTAAACAAAATATTTGTTTAACATTTCAAGACGGTCGTGTGCAGCAGCCATTGCATCCAATTCTTTTTGAATTGTTTCAATAATGTCTGAATGCTCACCTATACCTACAACTTTTTGCATGTATACTTCGATGTTAGTCTTGTGCAACTCTAACTCCGCTTCTGCGTGTTTTGTAGCTGCTGCTATCATTTGTTCTCTCAATTCCATAAGTCCTTTCCTTAGTAGTTTAGTAGTGTTGTTTAGATGGAATGACGCCTCTTACGCCACCTTTCGGTTCCTCCGTATCTCCATCTCGGCGGAAGATTAAATGAACATGAGGATACATACAAGTTTGACCTGCACTTTCTCCTATGTTAATTCCTACATTGAATCCTGTAATATTAGTATTTGTAGATTCTATATTTTGTACACCCATCTCTGTAGCAAATTTAAAACATTTCATAATTGCATCTTGATGATTAACTTTTGGCACAACTAATGTGTGACCTTCAGTTACTGGATACTTATCAGTATATACAACAAAGTCTTTGGTATTGAGTTCAACCGTATCCCACGGAGCTCTACCGTCTTGTTGTGCTTTTTCTAGTGTATCAAGAGAATACGAATTCATTGTCTTTTTCTTGTCTTTCATAATAATTAAAATTTATAAGTGTTCGTCTATCACTATCTGTACATTTTGTACCACAGTGTACTAGGTTAGAATTAAATATAACCAATCTATTCTCTACAGCATCAACTGACGGATAATCTTTAAAATGTAAAGGACCGTTACAAGTGTTTAAATAGTATATTGCTGTTATACAGTTTGATATATCAGTATGGTATCCTGTTTTAACTAGTTTATATGTACGGGGAGTCACTATTGCTTGAATACGCATAAATGCTCTTGGTTGAATTATATTAAAAATAGGATTTAGTAATTCAAAAAACTCACTACGTTGATATAAACCGTTATAAAATACGTGTGAAAATTTAAACTCTAGTTCTTTATCATTAGTTTCTTTCTGTGCATAGCCTTCGCTCATGCTCCATGGAAAGATATCACTCCACATTATACTTCTAACGTATTCAAAATCTTTTAATGATAATGCATTGTCTATAATTTTTATAGATTCACCTTTAAGCATTATTAACCTACATTTTCCCAAGGATAAACAAGCCAGACATCTTCTTCCGCTTTATTAATTTCGTGACAAGTGTAACTAATAGGTACAAGTACTTCACTAGCCATGTTATCTGTAAGTGTAGCAAACTTTACGTTATTGCCCCACACACGATTCCAAGCATTATCATCTGGTAGACAACCTGCTTGCCAGTCTTGCATAATCCAATTAAATGTAGCACCAGTATCATTAATGTCATCTACAATAAGAATTTTTTTACGCAATTTCGGACTGCTTTTACCATTAAATGCACCTTCGTTATAATAGCCAAAAGCATCTTCTGCCATCCAACAGTTGCTTTCACTTTCACTAGTATCGTCACGCAAACTTACTTTAATTGCTTCACAACGTATACCAGTCATGTTACTGATAATAGTAGCAGGAACATTACCACCACGGGTAATACCAACAATGTAATCTGGCTTCCAGTTGTCTTTATACATTTGTAATATTATGTTAGTACAATACTTTTCTACATCTTGCCAGCTATAATAATGTTTCTTAATCATTCGTCTTTTGCACCTCTTGCTAGATAATCTTTGTTGTGTACCCATATACCGTTTTTAATAAATCCCCAAGCGCCTGCTTTTTTACCCATAAAGAACAAACTCCAGCAAGGTATTTCATTACCGTCTGCGTCTTTGTCAAGTTCTAAATAATGTAAGTCGCTTGCACTACGATAGCGGAAGTGTCCAGGGCCTCTCCAAAAGCGTCCGTTTGGTGTGTTTTCATAATACCCACCTTTAATAATAAAAGTAGCATAACTCCATGGATGATCATGTAGTGTAGGTTCATCACTTACTAAAACTTTGTGTAGTGTAATGTTAAAAGGAAAGTTCTTTCGTTCTTTTAAAAACAAATAGTAACGTACTAGATAAGGTACATTGCTATGACGTTCTGTAATAACTCGCCTTCTACCTAGTTTATCCATAATCTTAGAAAGGAATTGGGTCATTAATTTCTCCTGCTTCTTTTTTACCTTTATAATCTTGTTGTACCATATCATAAACACTTTTAAAGTTTTGCCATACTTTAGATAATGCAGGATACTCGTCACACATACGTTCAACTTCTTGTGGATCGATATAGTTATTCAAAACTCCTTCATAAGTGCTGCTATTAGTGGTAAAAGTAACATCGTCACTGATTATATTGTCAATATTAAACGTGTAATCACTGTCAGTTACAGTAATGATATTGCTTAGATCAATAGTATCAATAGTACTGGTATTGGTATAAGTGCTATCGCCGATTGAAATAGTAAACGTGCCATCATCATTCATTTGAAATTGCCTTATAAAGTTCTGTACCACTAAAAAATTCTTTGTTTAGTTTAGTTCGTTGTTTGTCTAAACTAACAAGAAGATCTTCATAGTTTTCCATATAATTTACAATTTGTGCTATTACTTTGTCTCTGTTGTGTAAGTATGCATCAAAATTTTCAGTCCATTCACTTGGATATTTAAATTCTGGCAGTGCCATTTCACTATAGCTTAGTCTATCGGGCACCATAGGAATAGCATCTACTAATGCACCTTCGTACCAACTAATGCCTAGTGTTTCTTGCAAGTTAGCACTAAACACAAGTTTAGCTTCGCCTAGTAAGTTGTGATATTCATTTTTACTAAGTTCCTGATCCTGGCACACAACAAATTCATATTGTGGTAAACGTTCTGCAAGATCTCTAAAGATATCTACTTGTTTCTCAGGAGCAACACGATGTGGAAATAATATAAGATTACGCTTTTCCATACCTTTATAACTATCTAAACTGTTACGTAGATACTCCATAGGCCAGCCAACTTTAACAGCTCTATTCATATCAACGTCATAATCGTCCATCATAGTGTCTGTAAACAAATCTATATGGAAGTGTGTAGCATAAAAGTTATCATCATAACATTCATACATTGACATCTCAGCGAGCTCTATTCATATCAACGTCATAATCGTCCATCATAGTGTCTGTAAACAAATCTATATGGAAGTGTGTAGCATAAAAGTTATCATCATAACATTCATACATTGACATCTCAGCGTGTCTTACCCAAGGCTTATCGCCAATAAGTCTTCCTAAGAAGTCTTGTGGATCATATGATCCGGCGTGCCACATACCACCTATCTTGATATCAACACCAAGTAGCTCAGCCATATAACGAAGTTGAATAACAGTAGGGTTCCAAGCGTCTGTATATAAGAAGTAGTCACCATCTCGTACCACACCATTGCAAAACATTTCACCAATCTGTTCCAACTGTTTACTTTTGTAGACATTGGTACCTCCGAAGTTGAGAAAAGCCCCAGGCGTAGTTGCCTGAGGAGTTTCTCCGCCGCTAATAACTTTTACATCTTCATTAGTAGCCCGTTGAAGTTGCCTTGGAAGAAAATCTTTCCATTGCTTAGTATAACGTGTGTCTACTGCTTCAATGTCTACTATATGAATAGTCATTTAGTTACTCCGGCTAAAGTTTTTACGTGGTCGTTGAACAAAGTTCTTACCACCATTACGAGATTTGGCTCGCATCCAACCTTGCCATTTTTGATAAGATTGCCAAATAATCGAATCCGATTTATAAAGGTCTGCTTCATTAAAGACCTTTCCTTCAAAGCGACAGTAGTCGCGGAATTTTTCCAAGTCATTAAACACTTTCGTGTACGCTTCACGATTAAACTCGATAGACATTTTGATTTCTCTCTTTTTGTCATTTAGTGGGGTAAAAAATAGAACAGCCATTTTCATTATCTTCAGCTACGCTGATCTCTACAAAGCGGCCGGGATACTTTGCAGAAATTTGTTGATACAAGTCGTCTGCGATCATTTCGCAGCTCTTGTGATCTAACTGTAATACATCCTGTGCATACAGTCTTTCCATCCATCGCTTGAACTGGATGAACTCAATATCGCGATCGTTATGAAATACTTCAATACGAACACGAAAGTGAAAAATATGACGATGTGGAATACCAAGGAATGATACGTCATCCCAATCGCCGGTTGCTAGTTTAGGGTCTGTATCAGCCCCTGGGTACATGTGTACACCTTCTTTAGCGAAAGTTACCCATATACTTCGTTCTGCTGTTGTCATGGGTACATTAATAGTTGTACTTGCTTCTGTCATTTTAGCGTCTTCTTCTCTCATTCTACGTAACATATAATCGTAATAGCGTTCTTGCATTGTTTATAGTATACTTTCATTTGTTAGAGTTGTCAAGTGTTTAAAATTGAAAAATTGAAAAATATTTTTTGGTTAGTTCATGTTCTAATTGATGTTGATCAAGTCGCCAGTGCTTAATTATAGGATTTTGTGGCTTAACATCAACCCAAACTGCTTGTCCGCTTATTCCAAAGTCTTGGTATTCGTCACTAGGTGTATCAACACCAATTAATGCTCTTGGAGCAAGAAAACCAAAATCTGTTTGTAAATTTTTTAAAGCAAAATCTAAAATGTATCCGTTACATGACACTGCCATATGTGAATCAATTGATCCATATTCTACTGGATTTCCTGGACCCCGTTGATCTGATAAACCAAACTTAGTTGATTGTCCTTTTTCATCGTTTGCCCAATAGCAAATCATCTGTTTTGCAGAAGATGAAAATCCATGTAGTCTTAGTATTCTTCTAAGAACACACGAAATTAAAATACACTGATCGCCGTATTGTTCAATAAATCCTAAATTTACAAACCTGATATAAAGTTCTTGAAATTGCGAAGGAAGATCGTTCCTATCAATATCTTTAGAAATACCTAGTCCATTATCTTCAGGAAATTTTAAATCAAACGATTTATCCCAACCGTATCTTACTAAATGAGATGCTGGATTATTGATATAATTATCGTATTGATTTATTTTAAGACGCGGCTTAATAATAACTTCAGAGTTACTAGGAACTTCAATAGTTGATCTACTCATCGACATATTTTGTCCTTGCCGTACTTACTCCAATCTGTGAACTTTTCACGGTCCATTAGATCGTGCAAACTATGGCACCAAACACCAGGGTTAGTTGCCTTAAAGTCTTTATCATCAATCTTCAACATAGTGTTGTAGTTCCACAGTTTTGCATAAGGCAATGGAATGCGCAATTGTGGGATAAAGTTATCATATTCAATTAGTGGAGATTCTAAAAATGCTTCTGCAAGAGAAATAGGAATATCTAAACTACACAGTTTACCTGCTGTTAACAATGCTTTGATCATATTATCCCAAGGCGTCCATTCGTCAGCATCTTCTGGTCCCAAGGCGTCCATTCGTCAGCATCTTCTGGAAAGTTTGTACCTGGATTAAATGAGTGATTAGCACCAAAGAATATGTGTTCGCAACCTTCTCTGTTGTAGAACTCCATAATATCATGACAGCTTTGAACACCTGTAACAAACAGTGTCTTCATACCAAATGCAGGAGTCTTCTCAACTTCTACACCTGTAAAGAAAGTAATGTCGTTTGCTTCGCCTGTTTCGTAATCTCGTTTCATTAAAATTCTCCAAAAAGGTCATTTAGTTGTTGCCGAGATTTAGTCATACCAAATAAATTCTCAGCCTTGTTAAATTTTATACGCAACTTCCAGCTATTACTTTTAACTTTTTCTAAAATTAAATGCTCAGACTTAGGTGTATTGGAACCTTTTAAAAGTTGATCTGCTAGGTCGGCTAGTTCCTCTTCAAGTACATCTTGTATTGGTCCAAAGTCAATTTTTCTTACAGGGTGAAACACTCCAGCTTCGTGAGTATGTAGATTCCATTTTTTAAACTTTTCTAAGAACACTGCACCGTCGTCGGCAATTATATCATCAGCTGTACTCGAAGCAACACTAATATGTCCTTTTTTAGTTTTATCCCAAGTTTTAATTTCTAATTCTAAATCAGGAATATCATTACCGGGTCCATAGTTAGTTTCTATACCGCGTTTGTCATATGCTCTTTGCATAGCCATACCATATCCACCGTCTCCAAATCCGCCAGCAGGAGGTATATAATTTGATTCAAAAATAGGAGTTACTCGATTTGCCTTCATTATTCTAAGCCTTTTTGTACTAGATATAAATTGATTCTATGCATTTCGTCTTTTAAGTAAAGTTTCATAGTTTTCATTCTACGAACTTCTTCTGTTACTGTCATATTATTATACTTGGTTTCTAGCTCTGTGTCAAGCTCTCTGTGCTTGCGTTCTAATTCTTCGTAGTGCGCTCTTAGTTTATCTTCAACTTCATCATAATTGCTCATCCTCGAGTTCCTCCAACTTAGACTCATCAAATATATCTTCTTCAATTGTTTCTTCTACATCAAAAAGTGCATTAAAGTAAGTTGAACTGTTTACAGTTTTTTTACCAATAGCACCTCGTGTACCTGGAATAGCCATCCAAAATTTTGAATACTCATCAATTTTTGCTAGGGCTTCGTCTTTGTTTGTAATTGCAAATATTTCTTCCACAACATCTCTAAATAGAATCCTGTCAAATTGCTCTTGTACAAGCATTTTTGGAATGACTCCTGCATCGTATTGTCTGTTCGCTTCTTGAACTGCATTAATGTGACTCCACACGTTATGACCCATTTGGATCGCATATGAAAAACTATCCCATGATGTTTTTCCTTCTTTACCTATTTTATTTAAGTCTCCGGGAGCATAAGTGCAAACGTCCGATACTTTGAGTTCAGCGGTAAGTGGACTGTCTTCAAAGTTTTTAAATATCCCATCTGATATAACAGCGTCTCTAAACAAGCGGTTGTCTGAAGCATATTTTTTATCGTCAACGCTCGGCACCATTCGATATGTCCATTTCGAGCGATCCTCTGTTTCGTTCTGTATGTATATCTGTCCGTTAGCGGTTGCGAGGAAAGGACTAGCACAGTCAAAGGTAATAGTAAAGTTTTCATTATAATTCTTCCTTACTGCACGTTGTATATCTGTTAGCAATGTAGCCCACTCTAGTTTACTTGTACCTAGGAAGTGCATTACATCGTGTATGCCTTTTTGTAATAGGTTATCAAAATATAGTGTTACTATACGTTTAAGTACTAAATGTACATCACACATATTCTGTCCACCCATTGACCAACCATTAAAATGATTATCTGGGTACTTAACTGGATCACAGTAGTCTTTCATCTGCTCATACCAGTCATCTGCGTCTGTGTGATTCTCACCTTGCAATACGTTTAAGAACTTACAAGCACCTGTTCTGTGCTTCATCCAATAGTCGTTGTTAATACGTGTTGCTTTTACAGCTTCTTGATATGTACTAATGCCTGTTGCTTTTGCACCTTCAGGTGAACGTGCTACCCAGGCTGGAATATCAAGTATCATTCCGTAGTCCATATAAGCATCCATCCAACGTAACACTCCGTCACGTTTCTTTTGTGCTTTAGGACAATTAGGATCTTTCCAGTCGCCTTCCCAAACACCCTTACCAATTTGGAAACCACCTGAGTCTCCAAGCATCCAGCTGTTGTCTCTATCTCTATTACGGATCATATCTTCTTTAGGACTATGCTTGTTAACATCAAGTTCGGCGTGTCCTGCTGAATACAGCGTCCATTGATATTGGAACTGACCTTCAGTTTTATTAAGATAGTTTAAACTTTCAACACCGTGCGTAAAGTTTGAAGGAATACGCGACTTGTCCACATACTCGTCATAACGCTGTTTGCCTACATAAGTTGCATAGAAGCCGCTTAGTGCAGGTAGGAATCTAGCGTAGTCCTTTTGTTCTGCGGTTAAGTCTTTTTTCATCCGTTACTTACTCTGTGCTGGAAGTATATAATCATACTTTGCCATACCACTGTTTACACTAATTTGCATTGCACCTTGATCTGAAATACTTAAAGTCTTATCACCATCTAGATTAAGTACAGATTGTACTTGTGCTACAGGCCAACTCCATGTATGTTGTAATGTTCCTTCAATGCCTTTTTGGAAGTCAAATTCACCTGCGTGTGTGCTTGCATCACCAAAACTGAATACTAAGTTGCCATCAGTAGTTTTTACATTAAATGTAGGTTCTTCTGAATGCGCTGCACTCATTAGTTTCATACGTCCAATGCTTGCAACACTAGGTGTTACTTCTACATTCCAGCTTGCGCCTTTGAACTTAACAGTTTTAAGTTTTTCTTCAATAATTGCTTTGTTCATAAAGCGATAATCATTTTGGAAATCTCCTGGTGCATTTTCAAAGTGAATGTGCGTAGGAATAGTTTCGCCGTTACGTTCTGCTTGTACAACATCAATTTTTGCATCTTTTTGATATTCAGGATTCTTTAAATGTAGTGCTAACTTATCTAAGTTAGGCATACCAAAAGTACCATCTGCAATACGATGCGTAGTTGTTGCTGTCATAATAACCGAACGATCATCAGCCATTGAATCGATAGTAGTTTCGTTACTATCTGTTGTTGACACTTTAACTAAGTTAAGGAAGCCTAACGAATGTGTGTGTGCAACAATGTCTTGTAAGATATCTTTCATAATGTTTCTCCATTGAATATGTTTATTATATTGCCTTTTTCTTGATTTGTCAAGAACTTTTCTACCGTATATTTAGGTTTAAAACCAAGTGACCTCATTTTTTCTGTGTTAGCAGAAGTCCATTGTCGTTCACCAGGAGTATTTAGGCGCACCGGTAAGTCTGGCGCCAAATCTTGTATTTTTACAGGATGTCCAGTACCAATATCGATAATTCCATTTACATGTGGATTATTAATAAGTATCTGTATTCCGTCAATTAAATCAAATAAATGTATAAAATCTCTATAATGTCTAGTTGTATATTCTAGTGTACGATTGCGTAACTTATTAAAGAACATATTCTCTCTAGGACAATTATCACTATACACTGTATGGAATCGCATACCTAATGTATCCGGATAACGACTAGCAAGTTCTTCTAAACAATATTTAGATGCCGCATAAGGGTTTAAATCGGGCTCGTATGCACTCGAACTGCTCGCATATAGTATGCGTGTATTTTCATAGCGTTCAAACAATCTACGACTTGCTTCTATATTATTCTGCCAATATCCTGCAGGGTCTCTAAAACTTTCACGTACTCCGCTTTTACCTGCTAGATGTATGATTAAATCAAACTCTATATTAGGAAATTCACAAGTTAGTAAGTCTTGACTATTATTTAAATGATCTCGATCCCAACCATCTTGCAAATCCATACCAGTAACTTGGTGATTTAAAGAAAGTGCTTTAAATAGTGCAGTACCAATAAATCCTTTATGTCCAGTTAATAATATTTTCATTTTCTTACTTTCTTATTGTAAGCAATCGCTTCATCTAGTATAGTTAAGTTACTATTGTAACGATTTGCTGTCACTGTAAATGCCTTTGTGTCTTTTGGAAAGCAATGTCCGCCAAACCCACGTTCATCTGTAATAGTAGTATGACTTTCACCTATCCTATCGTCTATTGTAGTATACAGTCTTACTTGCTCATAGTCAATACCTAATGCACCACAAAGGTCATTTATTTGATTGAAGTATGCAACCTTAAGTGCTAGAAAACTGTTGCGAGCATATTTGGTTAGGATAAGTTCTTTTGGTTTAGCAACGCTAATATTAATCTTACCCATTGCTGTAATAAATATGTCTGCCCAAAAGCTGGTGTTGCCTCCACCTAGTAGTATTGTATCATTGTTCTTGAAGTCTTCCAATGCCGAAGCTGCTCTTAAGAACTCCGGAGAAAATGTTAGGTTAGTGTGTGGAAACATATGCGTTAGCATATCCCAGCCTTCAACTGATATAGTACTTTTAATTAGTATTGGCACATTGGGATTGTCATTAACAACTGCTAACACATTGTCCATATGACATCCGCCATGTGACCCTTCAGGTGTGCTTACGCAAACTATGATTGCATCTGCGTGACGCAAGTCACCGTGGTGTCCTAGTGCCGGATCATATATAATTAAGTTGTGATAGTCTTTGAGTACACCTTCATGTGCTTTGCCTACAAATCCGTAACCAGCTATTCCTATTTTCATTTAAATTCCTTTAACAACTGATAAGTTTTTGACCAGTCTTTAACACCAGTAGCAAATCCTAGATCGTTATCTATTATAACTTTCTTTAAAGGATAATCGTTGCCTGCTGGATCCATTCTATCACCGTAAAAATGTAATACATCATTAGGATCAAAGTCGTTTACTATTTGACTTTTGTCTGTACCTTTAGGAGAGATATCAATGCCTGTTTCTCCACCAGGCCTAGCTATTAGCTCAGGAAATTCTTTATTAAACAAACTAGCAATTAGATTACGTTCGTTATGTTGTGTATCATACTTTACATACAACTTACGTTCACCTATTGTAGCATTACGTCCAACAACGCTAAAGTTTACCATACCAGGCCGTTCTTCAATATGTAATCCTGTACGCAACGGAAATGAACTTTCTTTAAGTTTAGTTTCTAACCAAGACCTTACAAATAATGAAAGACTCCAATTATCAGATTTAATACGTGTTTCACCCTCCCAAACATCGTTACCGTTACACTGATAAACACGTTTACAGAGATTATATATTTCTTCTCCTAATTGTTCTACAGTCTTTTCTTTGTCGCTACCTGTTACAAGATACACATCATTCTCAGCACAAAAATTGCTAAAGAATACAGCAAAGTCATGATCAATTACTTGTCGACTTGGTGTTAGTGTACCATCAACGTCAAATATAAATTTATTCAATAACTCTTCTCCTTAGATCACTACTGCTAAAACGATGATCCCTTTTATTAAAATGTAAATCAATATCGCGCTTACGACAAATATCTTTTCCCGTGAAATCTTTGTCACGATATTCCTCTCCTAGTATACGTACATCTATAGGATACATTGCAAGTATATCTTCTAGGTCTTCTTCAGTGCCGTATGGAATAATTTCATCCACATACTCTACGCCTTTTAGTTGTGTATAACGCTCTACTACTGTTTGTATTGGTGCGTTCTTTTCTTTTCTATCTATACTTGGATCAACCTGCAATCCACATATAAGATACTCACATTGTTCTTTTGCTTCACGTAACATTATTACATGTCCTGCGTGTAATAAGTCAAATGTGCTACATGTAAATCCTACTTTCATGATACAAATGCCTTTTCTTGTACAAACGTACCAGCAACTCGTCTAGTACCTTCTTGCCACTTCCAGTCTGTTAACATTGATTTAACTTCATTGTTAAAATTGTTACTTCCACAAACCATTACTTTATTTTTACTAGGGTCTAAGTCCGGAATTAACATACCTGCACTTAACATCTTAGTAATACGTTTATTCATAAACGGCCATTCAGGATCTCGTGTAACAATTGGTGTATATACAATGTCACAATCTTGTAAAAAGCTATTATATGATATTAGTTCTGCTTGCTCTCTAACACTCCAGGCTACATGTATACGGTCAAAGTGATCATACGTTGTAGGGTCTCTTAGAAGCGATATAAACGGTGCTATACCGGTGCCAGTAGCAAGTAGATATAAGTTATTGCCAAGTTCTATATTAGCAAGTGTAAGCGTTCCTGTAGGCTTAGTACCTACTTCTAACTCATCACCTACTTTGATATGCTGTAGTCTACTAGTAAGAGGACCATCTGGAACTTTAATACTATAAAATTCTAAATATTCGTCATATGGACCATTTGTAAAAGAGTACGCCCGCATAACATCATTATCGCCCATACCTATCATTGTAAATTCACCTGCTGTAAATCTATATGTACTAGGACGTTCTGTACGTATACGAAATAATGTATCTGTATAATGCTGTACTTCTGTTACTTTTAAGTTCATAATACCTCTGTTAGGTTGAACGTGTTCCGTCAAAAACACAAATAAACTCTAATCCGTAGTCAGTGTTATTGTGTACTTTATGGAATACATTATCTTTGATTAGAACAGTATCGCCTTCGTAAACGTCAAATATTTCATGATCGAGTTCCATTTGTCCTTTGCCTTTTATAAAGATATAAACTTCTTCTTGTCCAGCATGCCTATGTCCAGTGGTACTCTTACCTGCATTTAATCTTGTACTACTTACTACTAAATTTTTTAATTCAGTGTTGTCTTTAACGATATAACGATCGTCATCTTTAACAACAGATCCCCCAATATCCCAAGCACCGTATTTCATTTATTTTCTCCGATTGTTTTTATGTTTAGTATTGTTATTTAGGTTTTCTTGATGTTCTTCTAACAATTCACGGACGTCTTGAAGATGATAAATTACATCTTCAATCATGTCTAAGTCTTTTTGTTTATCAGTATCAAGTTCAACTTCTAGTTTTACTTTCATATTAGTCTCCGAAGTCAAACAAACTTGTAAATGTATTGTGACGCTTAGTATCCTCTAGCGGATAGTCTAGCACACCAATCAAGTTGTCTAACTTATTATCAATGATAGTTTCTGCCATAGCCGCATCGTCAAATGGCAACTCCTTGAACCAGTCAGGTAACCGTAGCTCGTCTGTTGGATAAGCAACACTTGTATACCCTAGTGGATTTTGTTTAAGTTTACAAACAATAACTTTCATACCGTCAACAATCTCTTGCGAGTACTTGTCTCCGTTCATACGCTTTAGTGTATTCCAGTTAATGCTTGCCCGTACATGCCCAGGCATGTTTGCTTTACCTTGTTTTTCTTCTAAACGCCTGTAGTGTCCAACTTTGTTTGCACGTTTAGGTGAACCTTTCTCCCAACCAGGACGTTCACTAAACTCCTTACGGAATACAGTAATACGTTCTAGTACATCTTCTCGTGGTTTATCTGTAAGTACCATTAGCAATAGTTCACTTAGGAACTCCTGCATAAACACAGGTGTATCTGATCTACGCAAGTCCAATCCCATTGCTTTTACTTTACCAGGTTTACCGTCTACATCTGTTCTAAAGCCTTCGTTGTCTACAACTAGTGCCGCATAACGCTTCTTAGTAATATACAAACCTGACCTTGCAACAATTTCCCTACCTGCTGCAATAACATCTGATCTGCTCTTTGGACAATGAAACGAATCAGCCATCATATCTGCAAACGTACTATCCACAGCTTCACTTACTTGGTCGTAAAGTGTAATAGCATTTTCAGTATTCCAAGGAATTTTTCCTGCTTCGATGTCTGCTTTTAATGTTGGATATGCACTAAAGTAAACAGAGTCAGTATCGCCATATATAACAGCATCACCTACATGATCATATGTGCCTGTAATAACTTTGTTTGCTTCTGCACTCATATGTTTAACAATAGTACGTCCTGTTAGTGTAGTACTCTGGCCAATACGTTTATCAAAAAAGCGACACCCAGGATTAAGAATAGCACCATAAAGACTGTTAAGATTAATTTTTTTGACAAGTTGTCTTTTGTCCCAATATTCAATTTCTGTTTCATTGCCTGCATCTTTTGCCTTCTTCAGCATTGCCTGTAGTTCTTTACGTTCACTATACCAACGCTTTAGAATTCCTGGAATAACACCTTCAAACTCTGTTGTAAAGATTGTACCATTAGCACTAAGCATCCAAGGCTGATTACTGTCAAATATTACTTTATAAAGTTCAGCACCGCTTAGTACATCACTACCACCTGACTCCCAGTCGATAGTTAGTGCAATGTCTTTACGTTGCTCCATAACAGCTTCGTATTCTTCTGTGCTAAAGCGTCCTTCCCAGCTACCTGCAAAGGATTTCTTCTTTAGACCCATATCTTCTGTTACTCTAGCATCTGAAATCTCTGGACGTATTTGTCCTACAACAGTTTCTGGAGCCATATTTAATGCACGAATAACACTTGGATACAGACTGTTTAAGTCCATACTTGCAATCCACTTGTGCAAACCTTTCTTAGGAAACGCTACATATGCACCAGCGGCTTGTGTGTTTTCATCATCACGTTTTGCTCTGTTAGGAACTTGCAATCCTCTATGCCAAGCTTCATTAACAATAGCTTGTTCTGTAACAGCAACAGCACCCATAGTGGTCTGTAGCATAACAGTATTAGCATGTGCAAGTTCGTTACTAAGATCAATAAATCTTAGTTTTTTGTCCAGCTTGTCCAGTAGTGCGGTATCTTGTATGTTGTATTCGATGAACTTTCTAAAGTCATTGTTGTACAACTGGTCCAAAGTGCCTTCATAAGGAACTTTATTTTCACCAACTTCGATTTCGCCAATGGCATCAAGTCTATATGTATGTCTTTCTTCATATGTGTATTTACGATATAAATTCAAACTATCTAAATGCACTCTGCCTATTAGGTCAAAGGT